TCGCCGATATGACGAACGCACGAAGCAGCCGTTGAATATCAAGATGATTGACGACCCCACATTCGCCGATAACGTCCTGAAGTATATCGTGAACCGCTACAGCACACCGACGGCGCGGATTGATAATGTAACCTTCCTCGCGAACCAGAGCGCAACCAAAGCCGGTTACATGATTACGCACACGATTGGCGACCGGATCACCATCACTGACAGCGATATTAACCACAACCAAGATTACATCATCGTCGGTGAGCAGCACCGCATTAACGCGCAAAGTAAGAACCACTATACAACGTGGTACCTCAAGCAAGCCTCGCGTGACACCTCGTGGTTAATTGGTGTCCCCGGTAAATCTGAAATCGGTTTGACGACCAGAATAGGACTATAAGCATGTCAGCTATTTGGACAGTACCCCGCACATGGGGAACAGGCGATCTCGCAGATGCCGCCATGATGAACCAGCACTTGCGCGACAACCTCGACTTTCTAAGGAACCCGCCGTCGGCTGTTGACCTTGCGGCGACCGTCACCACGTCAAGCGCTTCTCTGGTCGATGTGACCGGCTCATCTATCACATTTACAACTTATGGGGGCGGGGTATTGGTGCTGGTAAATGGCATCTACGACTGCTCTAGTGTCGGCGCGGCGGTCTCTATATCGCTTAACGTTGACGGGGCAACTGAGCGCACGTTTACCTACGAGAACTTTGTCGCCAATTACAATACGAATATTTCGTTCCCGTATAAAGTAGCAGCGCTCGCCGCCGGTTCGCACACGTTCAAAATTCAGACGGCGACCTCGGCAGGCACGGCTATTGTAACCCTGTATCAAATCTACGCATGGGAGTTGACAACCGTATAATGGAAATCAATACACAACTTGCAGCAGTAAACATAGACTTGCTACATGAGGAAGTAAAGGCTTCCGTCTCCGCCTTTCAGGGCGTTGTATTGGATCGGGATGGTATCCGTTTGGCGATGAAAGACGATGCTTCACAAGCGGATATTGATGCCGCTACCCGTATCGCGGGTCTGCACAACCCTGCAATGCTAACCACTGAACAGCAAGAGCGTGTTCAGGGAACCGCCAACGTTGACGACCTGCTTGGCAAGATCAATAAGGCGCTAACCGATTTAGGCGCGAAACAGGCGACATTCCAAGCCGCGCCCACGCTTGCCAACGCCGCGCCGCTGCTGGTCGAAATCTCACAAGATTTGACGGGCGTACTCAAGGCGCTCAAGCACGTGTTGAAGAACACCCGCTAACTAAGCGACACGCCGCCGTGTTCAAAGCACAGGCGGCGCGTCTAACCACCCCTAAGCCTACTAGGAGCAGCTTCTATGACTCTATCACACAACGGAGGCGGAAAAGCCTTAACATCAAACGAGGTCGCGTAATGCCAACAGCCCAACAAACCATTGAAATCGCACAGGCAGCCGCGCAAGTGCCGACGAATAACCTGCTTGTATTCCTCGCTATCTTTATGGCGGTTGTCGTCATTGTGGTGATGTGGAAAGTTGTTCCCCCCATCATTAACCTATACAAGCAGCAAGTCGAAAACAACCGTATTCAAGCCGAAAACAGCGCTAAGTTGACGGTGATTGTCGAACAAAACTCGGCACAAACCAAACTAGCGATCCAATCCATAGCCGACAACACAGGTGAGATGCGCAAGCAGACGGACGCGCTGGGCGTACTCAGCGCTGACTTTCGCGGCTACACGTCGACGGCTGCCGAGTCGATTGACGAGTTTCGCGCCGATGTGGATAAGCAGCACGCGGAAACGAAAGCGGATATTGCGGCGATCAAAATCGACATCGCGACGCATATGGAAGGCATTACCAAAGAACTCGGTGGGATTAAGACCGCGCTCGAAGAACGCAATGAATGCGCGGATGTCATGGGTAAATTCGACAGCATGAAAAGCGAGTGGGACAAGTTTCACGATGAAGTGTTGGAACTGCTGACCCCCGCCAACGTCATTAAGGACGACACCCCGCCCGCTGAGTTACCGAAGGCAAGCTAACATGTTCATCCTCGCACTCGCGTTCGTGTTAGCGGTGTTCGTGGTGATCGATTACGTGGTGCGGAAGTTCGCCCGTTGGTGGTTCGGTGACGAGGGGAGGCCGAGAAACTAGCTTTTCTCCCTCAAAGTATGGTATAATTGTTCTTATAAAACGCAAACGCGCCACAGGTGTTCCACCACCGCAGCGCGTTCTAACCATCAGCAAAGGGAACTTGCAAATGGCTACTATTGATTATACCCCACGAACGATTGAGATACAACTGAAGCATGGGCATGTGGCGATCATTGATGAGCAAGACGCTGACTTGGCTTTGATTACGTGGACTCCGAAAGTCTACGAAAATGGCGCTGTGTACTGCGTCAATCAAATAAGGAAGCGCCCGACCCTCAGGCTTCATAATGTAGTATTTGAACGGGTGATAGGACGACCGTTATCTGATGACGAGTACGCAGACCACATTGACCGCAATCCGCTGAACAATCGCCGCTCTAACTTACGCCTCGCGACTAAGATGCAAAATAATCAAAACGTCGGTATCCAGCGAAATAACACCACTGGATATAAAGGCGCGAGCTTGAATAGAAGAACTGGTTTGTATCGCGCAAGGATAACCGTAAATAGCAAAGAAAAAGATTTGGGTTGGTATCACACGGCAGAGGACGCGGCATCTGTTTATAACCACTATGCGGCAATTCACTACGGTGAGTTCGCGTACATCAATGAAATCGAAGGTTGGCAAGAACGCGCATTGTATTTGATTGATAACCCACCGCCGCGGCGTGGGAACATTAGCGGTTATCGCGGTGTTTATGTCTACGGGGATCGGTGGACAGCGCGAGTACGTATCAATCAAAAAGAAATCCATTTAGGGATATTCGCGACTGCTGAGGAAGCGCACCACGCCAGGGCGCAATATCTAAAGGAACATCAATGACAAGTGCGTTTTCGTTTCATGTTGTTTTTGATGCAATCTATCAAGACTTAAACTCGCTTCGCGTTGCGATAGCGGGTTTACAGCCGAGGGTAATCAACATTGTGGGTGGGGGAAGGAAAACGCAAGCATTCTCGTTTAGCATCGAGCTACAAAAGAAATACCCAAACATGCGTGTCATATTTCGGAACCATAGCGATGACGGCAATCACGCTAAGGATAAATATGCTCTCAAATGGCATCGGGACGCATTCGGCAACCTGATCGTTGACGATTATAACGGATGCCAACGGTGGATAGACGACAACTACAACTACCTATTAGCAGGGTTAACCGTTCTTACTGATAATGAGTCGGTTAACGATAATATGGATGTATACGCCGCGTGGCAAGCCAAAATCATGGATTTGTGCGGCGCTAAGGGCTGGAAGGTAGCAGTAGGGCGCTTTGCCGTTGGAAACCCGCGAGAAGCCGATTACGCGCGAATGGGCGCGATGTGGCGAGCGCTGGCGAAGTGGCATCCACTGCACACGTTCAGCCCCAACGAATACTTACCACAGGACATCAAAGACGCTAGCGGTATGGTCGGTCGTTACTTGCTTGGCATCCAAGCGGCGAAAGCGATGACCCCGCCCGCGTGGCCTTTCGATGTGTCGATAGGGGAGTACGGTGTCGTGTACCGTGCGCCTGACGGCGGGCTAGATGCTTACGCGGGTTACAGTGATAGCCGTATCGCTTGGAGCGGCGCAAAAGCGTTCAAATATTTATATGACCAGTGGGTGAAATGGTACAAGCCCTACGGCGTAGACGTATCAATCTTCTGTTGGGGTGATGACGATGTTCGGAAGTGGAGCCGCTTTCGTATCGACACTGACAATGGGTTCATCAAAGCACTTACAGACGCACATGAAGCAGGAGAGTTACAACCGATGGCAACCGCACCGTTAAACCCACCGTACTCCGTCACACCGTTGACCGCAAACAGCAAGTATAAGATTAGCACGCCATCCGGCGCTGCTGGTAGCATTGTAAACCTACGGAACGCGCCTGTTGTTACGACTACCAGTGACATTGGCGATGTGCCGCATGGGGCGATTGTAACGGCGCTTGAGGAGATGGTCGCAGGGGCGGAATATTGGGTCAAAATCCGCTTAGAAGGCGGGCAAGAAGGGTGGGTGTCACGTCAGGCGAATAAAGTCACCTTCACGCCGTACACCCCGCCGGTGGTTGTCGAGCCGGAACCACCAATCCCCCCCGCCGAAACGCTGTACGCCTACACGCTGTCGTTCACCCTGCGCTCCCCCGCTATCGAAGCGGCACGGCTCACGGCGATTGAGAACGGGCTGAAGGCGATTATCAGCGGTATGGCGTGGCTAGGGCAGGGAATAGGGACTGCTGAAGTCGAAGTGAAGGTGAGCAAGGCTGCCTCGACCACGCCCGCGACCCTGACCCCCGCCGCCTGAGCGCCGCCAACGGGCTAGCGGGGTGGGGCTAGCGGGTTTAGCTCAGCATCTGTGAGGAAATAAACAGCGATCACTTTGATGCCCTCTTGTATCGTGTACCGGAATGTTGTGCGCTTCCCGTCTGACAAATTGCAAGTTACATGGGTGTGTTCGGTCAGTAAAACGCCCCTAGTTTCTATCACTCGATAATCCGCGAAATGCTGACCAAAAACAGATAGGAATATATCTGCATCAGTGAAGAATTTCGATTGAGCGAATTCCCGAATTGTGGGGAAGTTATCTAATCCCATTCTCTCGTTCTCCCGTTAGTAACGCGCGTATCGCGCTAGGAAAGGACTATCTTCTATGAACCCATCCGAACTGCCTATCATCGCCCCGCTGCTGGCGCTCCTGCGCTCGCGTAAGTTCCTGACGCTGATCGCCGCTATCGTGGTCAACGTCATCATCGCGAAAGTGCCTGAACTGGCGACCGCTCGCGACATCCTGATTGCTACCGTCACGTTCGCCGCTGTCGCGCTAATTGGCGGCATCGCCTACGAGGATAGCGCACAGGCCGGACGCGAGGCTGCTACGGCTCCCGCGCAACCGACTGAGGCGCTTACCCGCGAAGGTCTGCAAATGATTATCGACGCACTGATTAAGCCACCGCCTACGCCTACGACAACCGTTAGCATTCCTTCGGTTTTCGGCTCGCCAACAGAGTCCGGCAGCGTGACTGTAACTGCTAACACATTTACCCCGCCCGCGTCCTCGCAACCCTAACCCCGCCCGCAAACGTGAACGTGCTGCCCCGCTGCCTCGGTGGCGGGGCGGGTTCGTATGGTGGCTAGGGCACGCGCACCGGCATAATAACGCACCTACAACGAATATGCTGTGGCATTCTTGCCGCAGATTGCAACGGCGCTGCCCGCTTACGGGATCGCTTTAATTGCTTACAACGCAGGTTAGGTTTCTTCCAGCCCACCGTCCACCTCCTTCGTGTTCGCCGCGTCTGTGCTGTCGGCAAATAGGTCATCGTTAACTTCCGAGACCACTTTTACAATTTCTTGTAAACTTAATCCAGCAGCAAACACTTGGATGCCTTTAACGATTTCGTTGGCGACTTCTTCAATGGTTGACTCTTCGTATCCGTCCAAGTGTTCATAGAATTCGTAGCAAAAACTATCCAGTAGATATTCCTTAAAGCCTTTCGTTGTTTGTTCTGCAATCGACATTGATTTCATTCCTCTCGCTCTCCTTTGTTGTCTATCGCCTCCTACCGTCCCCCACCCGCCTCCCCGCCGCCGAGCCGCTGACGGGTCGGCGGGGGCTTGCTGTGCGGTCGCCATGTTCAACAGTTTGCGAATGATACGCGGTGAACTCTCTAAGAACTGTTGAATTTCCCACGTATCGAGGCCATCGGTACTATGGGCAATACTCACGCCGATTAAATCCCATGACACACGTTGTACTTTGTCTAAACGTTCCTGAACAGAGTCGAGATAGACTTGTTCCCACGCACTGTCAATTACCACCGCACGTGCCTCGATCACCGCGCACGGGGCTGTTAATGCTATCCAGATAAGGCGGATGCGGTTATTCATCATTCACCGTCCTTTGCAAATATATTGGCTACGTTCGCAAGCCCTACAGCGCTACCGATAGCACCTTCACGGTGATTTGACTTTAGGCGCTTCCATAGGCGGCGTTTGTCTGCCATCGTTAACGGGCGATCAACCAGTTTTGCGTAAGTGGTATAGGCCTCGCGCATGTAGCCACGCCACCATGCCAATGGGCGGCTTTTGATGAAGGTTTGATACCTGCCTTCTAAATCAACTGTTTCGCATTTACAGATGCCTCGTGCCTCGCCGCAGTCAGGGCAAAAGTTAAGCGACATGAATTTTAAGTAATCCATCATTAGCCGTCCTTTGTGGTCAGGAAGTCGATAAACCCGTCATCGAGGTCAGCCTTGCGCTTCTGACGTTTAACCTGTTTCTTGAGGCGCTCAACCTCACCCCGCGCGGCTTCGAGCTGCCGCGTCAGCGTGTCGTTGGCGGCGCGGAGGTCGGCGAGTTCGCCTACATCGCCTACATGTTCGGCGTGTCCCTGATGTTCATCCGGCTTATAAATCTCCCACAATCCGGCCTGATAGACTTCGGACGGGTGTGGAATGACACCATGCTTACCTGTGTACAGTTCATGGATGATGCGGTCTTGGTCGATAACACGCGATAGCAAATCGTCGCGTGTATAGCCTTCGTAGCGGCGCTCGACAGCCCCCCCGCTGCCCCGCTGTCGGGTTGGCGGTCGGCGGCGGTTCCGGCGGCTAGGACGGCATCGCCTAGAGGGGTCAACAAAGATAACGTGTCGGCGGCGTAAATGAGTTTCTTTTCAAAGAGCGCCTGAACGTCGCCAGCGACCGCTAGCCCTTCGCCGTTGTCTATCACCCGCAACGCGCTACGTTCGCCCTCCGTCAGCCCTGCCCACACTGCCGCGTCCGTCTGCTTGCTGTCGTTCATGACTGCGCCTCGCTTTCGTTGTCAAAGTCAACGCCGTTTGCGTCTTCGTCTGCAAAATCCATATCCTCGTCATACCAACTGTACGGGTAATGGTTCCACCCATACTCGTCGGCTTCTTCTTCCTCAACACGGTCAATCTCGTCTTGCTCGCGTTTGCCACACGACAAGCAATACACATCGCCGGTAGTCGTTACACTTGGCGGGGATGTCACATCATCCAGTGCTAAGAAGTCCCAACACAATTCACGACCGCAATTTTGGCAGTACGTTAGTTCTCCGCCGTTCTCATCACACCAGTTACACATAGTCACTCCATCCCCTCGACTATATCCCACACCTCGGTCGCATCCGTATCCACGCCGCGCACACTCAGCGCCCGCGTCTGCTCGTACACCGCTTTTACTGCACTGGCGGCCTCGCTCTTGTTTCCCCCGGCTGCCCGCGCCTGTTCGCTGGCCAGCATCCGCCGGTACGCGGGTTCGCCGTGGTCGGCGAGCGCCTGCGCGGTGGCGATGGGGTCGTTTTGTGGGGTCATGTGGTTTGCTCCTTTTAAAATAATGAAAGTTGCTCAGACTCAGTGGGTTCTTCGTTGCCGTGTTCACAGTTCCAATTGAATTGAGCGCTAGCTTCTTCGGGTGTGACGCGCTCGACGGTCAATCCCCATTTGATCCAACTTGAAACTTCCTTAGCGGTATCTTTGAGATATTGGGGGCGATCAACGATCATGCACACGACACAGCCGCACCACTTCCGCCCAATATATGCCATCTCCTTCATCACACCGCCTCCTTATACTCCACCGCTTCCGTCTGCTTACTCGCGCCCGCCCCCCGCGCGGCTTCGAGCTGCCGCGTCAGCGTGTCGTTGGCGACGTGTGCGCCGTGGTCGGCGAGCGCCTGCGCGGTGGCGATGGGGTCGTTTTGTGGGGTCATGTGGGTTGCTCCTTTACTGATAATCTTTCTTCTCAAACGTCACATATTCCGATGTCGCATTCGTCTACATCTTTGAAGTTTTGCCAGAGTTCCATTTGATCCGGCATCTCGCGTAGGGGAATACGATCTGGGTGAAAACCAATACGCTTACTCTTTTTGGCGTTATGGTTCAAAAGTTGATAGCGGTCGTTAAGCACGTCCTCCAATCGGATCATCTCCGAAAACATCTCTGGGCGATTCTTCTTTTTGTCGAGCATTCGGCTTCGGCCTTGGAAAGGACACCACCAACAAAGGCTAGGTGGTGGTTCTGGGAGTCCAGCATCTACAACCAACTTGATACACTGCGCTTTAGTCAATTGCAGCTCAGTTAGAGGGAATTCGTGTAATCGCCAGAAGCCGAGCTTCTTTCCGCGTTTCCATGTCCCATTCGGTTGGCGAGTGTAATTATGGTCATGCCAGCCCGGATACTTTTTATGGATGCGATAGGCTTCATCTCGGCTGAAACCAATGCCCATCTCAACATGCGACATTGCAACTTCTTTTTTGAAGTATCGGTTAACCACTTCAACCTTAAAGTCGATTGTGCATTTGCGGTTGCCTTTGCCACCTTCGCTGAAATACATGGGCAAGGGCATTGAATGCTGAACATCGTTTACAAAGCGGTAAAGCGTTATTGGCTCACCTTTGTAGATACGCTGGCGCTCGATCAGTTGAATTCCATGCCGAGCTGCAAATGGGACGATGTGATTGTTGTAATAGTCAATCGTCTCTGGATGCTCAGAATCATCACCGACATTTGCCCAGACAAAAGCATCGTAGGGCTTGATCTTGCCCTGCGCCTGTAGCACAAGCACAGCAGTCGATTGAGTACCCCAACCAGCACTAAACAGCCGATAGGGTTTAAAGCTTGGTGGTGGAAGTAATTTCATACTTTCCCTTTCAGGGCTGATAAGACCTTTTCTATGCACTCTTATACTCGACCGCTACCGTTTGCTGCTCCGTCCCCTGTGCCCGTTTCGCCGCCCACCACGCCGCATCCAAGCGCGGCAGCGTCACCACGTACACCGCCAGCCGGATACCGAACACGGTGACGTGCCACCCGTCCGCGTCGCGCTCGGCAGACGGCAGGTTCACGTGAACACCGATGCGGGGCGCGGGGTTCGTCATCGTGGCGTTCGGGTTGTAGGTGATGACGCTCGTCATTTAGACACCTGCTTACTTAGCAACGTGTAGAACACCTCAACCTGTTTGTCAGCCGCATTCACGGTGTCCCAAACCGCCTTCGATTTTTCAAAGTCCGCTACTGAGACAAACTTGCTTAAAAAGGGTTCTGTTGACGGTAAGACACCCAATTCGAGGACTTTTGTACACGCCTTCAATGTATCTTTAGCGACATCAAGCAGCGCCCGCGCTTGCGCCAACTCGTCGGCGAGGCGGGCGTTGTCGGCTTGCAAGCGGTCGTGTTCCTTAAGACCATCAGCGTAACCTGCTGCATAGCCGTCACCGTACTCGGCAATTAGCGGATCGTCCGGCGCACCCTCCCCCGCCGTCTGCGGGTCTGCGGTCGGCGCGGGGGCGGGTTCCGGTTGCAACTGGTTTACGTCGACAACTAGGTTTGCGCGCCCGTTGACAACGCTTACAGAACCGTTATCGTGCACTGCGGTAATCGTGACGAGTTCGCCGTCAGACAGCCAATCGCCTACATTAGAATTGATTTTGCGTGCTTGGTCGCCTACTTTGAATGTGGTCATGGTTACGCTGCTCCTAACACTATCGACTTGATCGCCGCTAACTCGTCCTCAAGCAGTTCGTCGGCATCCGGTGTTACGCTGTTCAGTAAAATGGTCAGGTAGTTCGCAATCGTGTTCGCGCCGGGGTAGCGGCTCTCCGCGCCGGGCAGCGACAGCCATACGCGTACATCGTTTGCTGCCTGCCGTGTCTCCTGCTTGCGGGTCGCGGTCGTTCGGGGTTGCGGGGTCATCGTTGCCTCCTGTTGGTGTGACAATCATTGTCGCGTACCAATCACCATCGGCACACCTCAATGATTACACAAGATACTTTAAATAAAAACCTATATATATCCTAGCACTAACGCTATTTATTGTCAAGCGCGGCTTTTTTACGCCCCTGTTTACGCGGTATACTGGCGAACTGCTCGACATCGCGCAGCGGGATCATGTTCAAGCGACTGCCAACCTTAATCGAGTGAAGCCGCCCCTCTGCGATAAACTGACGGACGCGCCCGCTCGACACCTCTAAAAGTTTAGCGGCGTTATCAATTGTTACGCATTCAGTACCATTAATGTCCATAATCACCTCTGACTACAGACTAGCATAAACGCTATGTCGTGTCAACGGGGGCAACAAAGTCAACGGGTTCGCGGTCAAGGATGGCGATGCGTGTGCGCCCTAATAAGCGGTGCAGCCATTGGTTGATGACATACGGCGGTTGTGACCAGAACTCTGTCATGGTCGTCTTTTGGAGGTGGGCTATCGTTTCGTTGCGGTCAATCTGTGCATGTTCAGCGGCGAGGTTTTCGCTAAGAAGCGAGATACGCTGTGCGTTCAGGATGTCAATGCGGTCGTTATGCGCTTTGATTTCACGGCGAAACACGCGGTCGGTATTCTCGCCAAGTTTGCCGAGGTTCACGGATAAGCGGGCGATGTCACCTTCCGCTTCCGCAATTTCGCGGTCAATCGCGGCAAGCCGTTCGTGGTGACGGGCGGTTGTATCGTAAAGCACAACCGGCAAACTTTGCGGTTCTTCTCGCCAGCGGGCGATGTAAGGCGTGAGCCATTGGACGATGCCATCTTCGGGCGCTTGCTTGAGGTTGGGACAGTGGTTCGAATCGCGCCCATGTCGCCCGGTGCAACGGTAGTACATATACGTTTTTGCAGGGCGATGGTAATGTGCGCCCGAAAAGCTGCTACCGCATAGCGGGCAAATCAGCAAGCCGCTGAATAGGTACTGCGTGCGGCTGCCCATCCGCCCTTTCATAATGTAGTGGCGGTGCTTCAGTTCGCCCTTTACCTGTTCGCGTTCAGGGCTGAGCCATATCGGTTCCACGGTGTCGTGAAAGAATTTCACTTGCTCCGGCGGCGGCTCGTCTCCTGTAATCCAGTACGCCCATTTGACATCCGAGCCGTTGCGGTTCTGCTTGCGCCGCCTGCCGTACACTGTATGCCCCCATGTTGGCGCGGAAAACAACATGCCGTAGAACACGTATTTGGTATACGGTTTATTGGTCAACGGGTCAACGTGCCCAAACTTCGAATAAAGGTAATCCCCCAGCCTGTCATACGGAATGCGCTCGTGAACGTAAGCGGTAAAAAAATCGTCAAACAGACGTTGATACTGCCCCCGATCCGGCTTGATGCCCAGCGGCTTACCTGTTTGCGGATCACGAACTTCGATAAAGAAACGCGGCGGCTTCGTCCCCATCTTGAGGCCACGCTTGACGTTTGCTGACATGCCCATTTCACGGTACCGCACAAGGTCTTTAATCTGCTTAGTAGCGGCGTAGGCGTTCGTCATAATGAACGCGTCGATGTTGGTGCTGTCTACCCAGCCGAAACCGTTCTGCACATAGATGCGTGCGCCCGCGTTGATGACAAGCTGCACGAGTTCGCCAAAGATGCCCCACTCACGCCCCAACCGTGACCCATCCCGCACCACCAACACGTCGAAGTCCTGCTTGTCGAAGTGGTCATACATGCGGGCGGGCGCATTAATCCCTTCCTTGATGCAGCCTGCTACAAAGCGGTCGAAATTCGTGTATGCGCGGCTGTGACCGGGGATACGGATGGTATCGACCACGTCCGCTTTTGCGAACAGTGGGTCGTTCAGAATGTCAGCCTCTTGGCGCGGTAGGCTCTCTTTATCCCCTGCTGCCTGTTCCAAACTGGAAACTGCAACCCATAAAATAATTTTGAGCGGCTTCTCTTTTGGCATTTATTCACTGAATGGATAGCGTCGGGAGGGCGCATAGGAGCAGTATGGCGGTAAGTGTTAAGATAAGATATTTCTTTAACATGGTTAAGAATCCTTTATAGTTTAGAAAAGCCAAAAACTCGTACGAAAAACATACGAAGGACAAACGATTTCCTAACCTTAAATGTCAGACAGAACAAAAAAGCCATGATACTATGTATTTCCTAAAACAACCGTTCTAATGAGAGGGGCTATGGTTATCACTGAGAAACACGTTAAGCAATGGGTGGCTACATTGCCACGTCGCCGAAAATACGCTTTATTGCTTTGCTTGGTTGTCTGTCCCGCTTGCATTAGAAGTCTTGCCGGACGCTTCATTAAAGAGTTCATTAACTATCCCAACAAAATCACGTTTCTTGAGTAATCCCATAATTCGACGTTCCAACCATGAACCACTAGAGGCAGGCGGTGGCGGTGCGTCATTGTCAGTCCGCCCAAGTAAGTAATCGGTAGAGGTTTCAAGTGCATCAGCTAGCTTTACCACAAAACTGCTTTTGGGGTCATTCTCTCCAATTTCCCATCGAGAAACTTGGTTTGAATTGGTATTCACTAGCTCGGCAAGCGCTGCTTGACTTAAGCCTTTTTTATCACGCGCTGCTGCAAGTCGAGAACCGATCATCGTATCTCCGTGAAAATTTTGTGAATACTATAGTTTAAGTCATATACAACTATTGACACCACTACGTAAAAGTAGTAGTATAACTACATAAACGTAGTGATTTTTCTTTGAATGATTAAACTACGTTTAAGTAGAAGTTAGCCACCTGAAAGGTAGAATATGGCAAGACCTAATAGACTAGTAGAGATTGAGCTAGAACGGGGGGAAAAGCTAGATACCTTAATACCGCGCCTGTTGAATGAACTTGGTTCTATGCCAGCGGTCGCTCAAGACCTGGGTATCACTATGCAAACGGTTTTTAAGTGGTGCAAAGAAAATGGAGTTGAAAAACGAGTAACTTGGGCAAAGGTAAAGCCTAAAAAGGGGGCGCTACCAACTAGAGAGGAAAGAATGGTGGGGGTAGCGTGATAGAAATACCACTAACAAAGGGCTACATCGCAATCATTGATGATGTGGATCGCGATTTAGCTGATCTTAAGTGGCATTGGGGGGCGCATTACGCGAAAGGCAAACTCGGAAACATGCACCGCGTAATAGCTGAACGGATGATCGGTATACCCATTAAACAATTCGAGGTTGTTGACCACATTAATCGGAACAAACTCGACAATCGTCGGTCAAATCTGCGAGTTGTATCACAGTCGTTAAACGCGCTGAACCGAGATTTTAAGCCGGGGAAAAGCGGATTGAGAGGAGTGCAGTACGACCAAAAACGGAATAAGTGGAAAGCAGTATTCAGGTACACAGTAATAGGCTGGTTTTCGACAAAAGAAAAAGCCAGTGAAGCATACATGAAGTCACTTCAAGATTACCTAGTGTAAGGAGTTAAAGGCAAAAACAGCATGAAACAACTGAACAGAAAGGGGATGGGTGGAAGCTGTGAAGTTTCTCAGGCCGAACAGCAACCACCCGCAAACGTGCTACACACGCCGAAGGGCGACTACATCTGCTGCGGCTTACCGGTACACCGCAACATCGACACCGCGCTTGCGTTTTGGCGCGAACACGGTGGGGACGGGTCGCTGCAATGGCCTGTGCGTGCTACCCCACACGGTAACACAACCCCGGCGCTCGGTCAACTAGCCGGTTGACCTATCCACCAAAATGGCACAGCTAAAAGCGGGCACGAACGGGGTTATTGCAGGCGCGTACACGGTCATCTTCGGGATGCTGATGGGCGCGTTACTGATCCTCGTCGTGCAGCGATACACCACCAACGAAAAGCGGCGGGTTCTCCGAGACGCATATCAGTTTCAGAAGGGATAGCCATGACGAAAGTGCATCCCTACGGGAAACACGCACAGCAAGTCTACGCACTGTTAGAGCAGCTTGCCGATCAGGGACAGCGCGAGGGTATTGACGGGTTGTTTCTGATGCTGGGCGAGGACACCGACGGGGCGCGTGAGAAGTGGCGAACGGTCATTGAACTCTTCGCCAAAATCGCACGGGCATCCGGCAAGATGAGCGATTTAGAAATTACCGCAGCACTCAAGATGCTGCAAGAAGGGGACTAAGAAATGACACACCTATACCGTGTATGGGAACTAACCGAAAAAGACGAACAACCGCTAACCGAGCCGACACCGTTTGCGGCGGCACGGGTGAACATGCGGCTGATCCTGCTGTCGAAACTACGCCAACTCGGTTGGAGCCTGTTCAATCAGGGCAACCAGTTCGCCAACGTCAAAACGCCAACCGGCATGTACGGCTTGCTGATCCGGCAGGAATACGGCGAAGCTGACTTGCAAGCGCAGGTCAACGTGCAATCCCGCGAATGGCTGACCCGCACCCACAGCGAAGAAGGCTTCGACTACACGATTACCGCTGATATGCCCACCCCCACCGACGGGCTGTTCGACCGCGAAGGCACGTACCCGCAAGCGAAGTGGGAGGTGGCTGAAAATGGCTAACCGCAAACGCGCCGTCAAACTACCGACGTACGCACACGAGACCAGCACGCACGCGGGTATTGACGAACGCCTCGCACTGGTCGCCCGCATCTACGAGCGCACCTACGCCACGACACCGAACCGCCGGAGCATGGTGCAACCGCGGGGCGCATGGCAGCACGAAATCCGGCTCATGTGCAGGTCGGAAGGCTGGGAAGTGTCGTATGTGTGGGTCGACGACACCAAGCGCATCACGAAGGAGTCGCTGCACCGGTACGGGCTGGCGCTGGCTATCGAGGCGGCGCGGGCAGACTGGCACGAAACGGAACGGATTATTGCGCGGCGGCTGAACACCGTCGGCGAGGGAAAGGCGAAGGCAGCATAAATGGCATTCAACCCTAACGAACACTTAACGAACTTGCGCGGCAAGCAATACCTTGAAGTCAAATGGCGCTTGGTATGGTTCCGACAAGATCACCCGAATGGCGGTATCTCGACCGAAGTCGTGCATAACGACCCGATGACCGTTCGTGCGGTCATTACTGCCGACGGTGGGCAAATCCTCGCCACTGGACACGGCACCGCTAACGACAACGGGCAAAATGTCGTGTGGAAAGGTAAGGCGCTTGAGAAGGCCGAAACCGCCGCAATTGGACGCGCCCTTGCCCACGCTGGCTACGGTACGCAGTTCTCGCCGGACGATGACGAGGACGACGTTGTAAATAGCCCTGTAGCGCGTAAATCAGCCCCCCAAGCACCGCAGAGTCAGCCACCCGCGCAAAACGCCGCAAAAGCCCCGCAGAACGCGGAAAACGGACAGGCGGCGGGGTTACCTGACTGGATGAACAACGAAGTTGGCAAGTGCTGGTCAGTGCTAAAGGCGTGGCTGGTGAGTGAAGGCGTGTATGAGAACGAACACGCCCTTAAGAACAGCTTCATCAAGCGCGGCATCAGCGACGGCAAGACGATTGCAGACGCATGGAAGCACAAGCCCGCCCGCGACCTGATCGCGTTCGTGAAAGCGCGGCACGACGAACCCGCTGGCGACGTGGACTTCATGGGGGAGGCGGTATGAGCAAGTACGGCAACCGCAAAACCACTGTGAACGGCATCACGTTTGACTCGAAGGCGGAGGCAGCGCGGTATCAAGAACTGCGGTTGTTGGAACAGGCCGGAGCAATCTCCGGCCTCACCCTCCAACCAAAATGGCAACTTTTACCCAGCTTCAAACATGACGGCAAAACCGAACGCGCCATCAGCTACATCGCCGACTTCAAGTACATGGACGAGGATGGTCAGTGGGTTGTCGAGGACGTGAAAGGCACGCGCACCGAAGCCTACAAGATTAAGCGCAAGCTGTTCCTTTCCAAGTACGGACATTCTTACGACTTTCGGGAGGTGGCAGCGTGAGATACACCTACAAAGGCGACAAACTCACCTCCCCCGCGCTCAAAGGTATGCAATGTGACCCCGTTCGCAAACCGTCGGGGAAGTGCATTATCAGCTTCAAAATGGCGACCGCGTTGGTAGTCGATGCCAACGGTAACAAGCATGTCGTCTTACGCAGACTGTTGAGAGTGAACAAATGAACCATATCACCGACACCGATAACATGGTCATCACGCCCCTCGAACTCGTCAACCGCCTACTCGACAACGGCGAACGCGACCGCGCCCTCGAAGTCATCAACGAGATCGCCCGCAGCGCCGAAACCGACAGCGCTGCCGGTCGCTGGCTGATCGGCGACCTCGCGAACATCGTCACCACCGCATACGGCAAAAACAGCGTGAAAACGTTCGCCATTGAAGCCGGTATCGCGTACTCGACAGCACGGCAATATAAGCAAATGTCAGCCTTCTACGAGGTTGATATGCGGTATCAACTGAAAAACATCGGTTACTCGCACATGCGTGCGGCGATGGCGCTGGGTGACGACGCACTGTCATTTTTAGCAGAAGCCAGCGCCAACGGTTGGACGGTTGAGAAGTGCAAGGTGGAGGTGCGTGAACGCATCGGCAAACCCGCCCCACCCGCCAAGCTGCTGGAAGGCGAGGCGTGTGTGCAGTCCGTCGACATAGGAACGGGGCGCGTGGTGCTGATGCTGACCCCCGGTCTCGACATGGGGGCGCTGGGCAACCTCGCGAACCAATTAGTGAACGTCAAATTCTATGAAAAGGAGGCCGCATGATTACCTGCTCAAAATGTGGCGAGAGTCAACACAACTACCACTACTTTAGCTACCTGAACAAGTTCGACAAGTCGTTCTTTGTCGGCGGTATCCCTGCACAGTCTGACGTGTGCTGGCACTGCGCTGGCCCGTACCGCTGTCTCTGCTGTGGCGAGGTCAAACCGCCTAGCGCGTTTCGCATCATGGGGCGCATCTGTAACGACTGCAAAATCGACACGGCTACGCGCGAATATACGCTTAAAGCGGGGGTAAAACCCCGCAAGCCTAGCCTGACTACCTTCAAGCGCAAAAGCGCGCCAAAACAGGGGATTTAGCCATGAAACACTTACCAACACTCAGCGACCGACAATATAACCTGCTGATGTTCATCGCGCACTTCATGTGGGAACACGGCTACCAGCCGATGCAAACCGAGATGGCGGCGCACCTCGGCATCACGCCCCCGTCAGCGCGTTTGCTGCTGATCGCAGTCGAGAGCAAGGGCTACCTGAAGCGCGTCGGCAAAAAGATACACCTGATCCACGTTCCCGGCTATTCGAAAGCGCTGCAACCGCAGGCAATGGAGCGTGTGGCATGACTTACACACCGGTTACTCACCACGCCGTCGCCTTCCTACAGGCGCACCCTGAATACCACGCGCTGTCACCGCGCAAGATGGCGGCGCTACCGGACGTGCCGAAGTACAGCCGCGCAACGTGGGATAAAGCCCGCAAACTGCTGAAGCTGCCACCCATCAGTAAACTCGGCATGAAGTACCAAACGAAAACGCGCAAACAGGAACGCAAGGCCGCCGACGCGCTGTATCCAGTGGAGCAGCGGATCGTCATCGACACGCTGGCGCTCAAAATCGTGTTTCATGGCGAGAACGGCTACAAGGTCAACGAGAAGCGCGATAGCAAGGCACTGGCGGCGAGTATGCGCCTGTTCCGGCGGGCGAAGTTCGTGACCCGCGAACATAACGTCGAGACGGGCATCATCGTCATGACGTTGGAAGGGAGCGTGGCGGCATGAGCGACCCGCGAACCGTTAGCCACCTGACGCTCCCCGGCAACCACTCACGGATTGAAACGTGGGTGCGCTTCCAAGCCAGCCCGCCGCCGGTGACGACCGTGCGCCCGAGCTGCCTCGACAACCCCGCCACGCTGGTGCGCCGCCAACTGCGTGACCTGCTGCCGGATACGCCGACGGACGTGTGCGGGGTACTCGTCACCTACAAGTTCAGCCGCAACGTCAGCCGCTGGTATATCGCGGGCGTGGGCTACAGCCTGGACGACGCGCTGGCGCTGCTGACGACGGGAGGGGACGAGTGATAAATAAAGGTAAACAAATGGATGCGTATCAAGCATTTCTAACCAATAAGCAAAAGACTGTGAAACCATCGGGGATTGACGTGCCGGAAAGCGAGATCAATCCGAAACTGTTTCTCTATCAACGGGACTGCGTTATTTGGGCGCTAAAACTTGGCAAAGCTGCCTTCCTGCTCGAATGCGGGTTGGGTAAGACAATTATGCAACTTGAATGGGCGCGCCTTGTTGCGAAACATACACAAGGCAAGGTGCTCATCCTCGCGCCGCTGGCAGTCGCTTACCAGACCGTTGAAGAAGGTGTGAAGTTTGGCGTAACCGTCAAGCAGGTACGTGAGCCTGCCGACATTGGCGACTCGCCTATTGTCATCACCAACTACGAACGCCTGCACCTATTCGATGCGAAGCAGTTTACCGGCGTGGTACTCGACGAGAGCTCCATTCTCAAGTCGTTCATGGGTAAAACCAAACGCGCCATCATGGAAGCCTTCAAGACTACGCCCTACAAGCTGGCGTGCACGGCTACACCATCGCCAAATGATTTGACAGAGATCGGTAACCACGCCGAGTTTCTCAATGTGAAATCACAGGCTGAAATGCAGTCGACGTGGTTTGTAAATGACGCGAATGATACTGGCACATGGAGACTTAAGGGACATGCGGCCAGCGAGTTCTACAAATGGCTGACTTCATGGGCAGTGTTCCTCTCAAAACCGGGTGACATTGGCGATAAATACAATGTTGAAGGATTTGACTTACCTGAACTGAAAGTTTGTGAAAGGCGATTAGCTGCTCCAAAAGCGAGTATTGACCGTGCATGGACAGATGGGCGGCTCATCCCCGACGATGCCCCTTCATCTACCGGAATGCACAAAGTCAAAAAAGAAAGTCTAGCCGTTCGTATTGAAGCTGCGAAAGAAATTGTTAATGGGGCAGCAGTCGACTCCAAGTGGGTTATCTGGTGTGACACCAACTATGAAGCAGATGCTCTCATTAAAGCTTTCCCTGATGCGATTGAAGTGCGCGGTGAACATAAGCCTGAGTTAAAAGAACAGCGTTTAAAACAGTTTACCGACGGTGAAAAACGCATGATTATCACCAAACCTGATATTGCTGGGTTCGGCTTGAATTGGCAGCACTGCAATAACATGCTATTCGTGGGGGTTTCTTATTCCTTCGAGAAAACCTATCAGGCTCTGCGCCGATGCTGGCGTTTCGGTCAGAAACAAATCGTTAACGCTCACATGGTTTACGCAGAAACCGAGGGGAATATCATCACAATACTCAAGCAAAAACAGGAGGCATTCCGAGCCATGCAAATTGAAATAAATAAGGCTATGGCAGGCAACAATCTGTTCCGCGATGCCGAAAAGACACCTGTAACAACCGGCAAGCACGATAAAGCCATGGGCGACCGCTGGACACTGTACCTCGGTGATTGTGTAGAACAGATCAAAAACGTCCCCGATAATAGCGTCGGTTTTACTGTGTACAGCCCCCCGTTCCCCGATATCTTCATGTACACAGACAGCTATCACGACATGGGGAATGTGAAAGATGATGCTGAGTTTTTTGAGGGATACAAATTCCTTGTGCCAGAGATATTCCGTATCACTATGCCAGGTCGTCTCTGCGCTGTTCACTGTGTAGATCTGCCGAGCTTTAAGTACAAGCACGGTCACACAGGCTTACGCGATTTTCCCGGCGAGATCATCCGCGCCCATATCGAAGCCGGGTGGATTTATCACAGCCGTATCACGATCTGGAAAAACCCCGTAGTTGAAATGCAGCGCACCAAAGCTCATGCGCTGTTGCACAAGAACTTCACCGCTAAAACTGAGCAAGTGAGACAAGGTTTGCCTGACTATGTTCTGCTGTTTCGCAAGCCAGAAAGTATTGACTCTTCGCATGTCAATCAACGGCGTGAAATCGGGGATTATGTAGGCACTGAACCACCCAAACCTAACGAATACAACATGGGGAATGGACGCGCTCAGAACGACCAATACAGCATCGCTGTGTGGCAACGCTACGCCTCGCCCGTATGGTTCGACATCGACCAAACGAACGTCCTGAATTACAAGGTCGCTAAAGATACGAATGACGAAAAGCACATCTGCCCGCTACAGCTCGACGTGGTCGCCCGCTGCGTTGATCTGTGGACGAACAAAGGTGACACCGTGTTTTCACCGTTCGCCGGTATCGGTAGCGAGGGTTATGAGAGCCTAAAGCTAGGGCGCAAGTTCATCGGCATCGAACTCAAAGAGTCGTACTGGAGGCAGGCGCAAAAGTTTCTCACCGAAGCTGAGGTAACCGCCAATGTGCCGACGCTGTTTGACCTGCTGCCACCGGAGAATGCGACCGCCTAGCCACCCCGCGCCCCCGCCGTCGGTCGTCGCGCTGCCGGTGGGGGTTGGCGGGGTGTTTGTGAAGTGAAAGTTATAACCGTTATGAAACGAAAGACACTGGAAGCAAGCGGTCGCCCTATCGTCGTGCTGGAAACACTTCGATAGAGCTAAACCGTAAACCTAGTGTTGGTAGGAGAACGATCTATGGTTCATGATACTCGGATTCCATCTGAATTTCAACAGAATAACGACAATCGTGCTGATTTGGTGCTGCGTATCCCCGGCGGAGACGGCCATCATGTTTCGCTGCGTGTTGTGTTTGACCACCTCAAACAAGCGCTGCGTGACATCACCCTGCCCGCTGGCTACTATGACATCGCAATCGACCGCGATGGGCGCGTGTTCGTAGACAAAGAACTCAAGTTCACGCCGAAGTCCTTACAGATTAAGGACGGCGCGGCATGAGTGATAAAAAGCGCATTCCTTTGCTCTTAGATGAGCAACCCATTTTAGTATACCCCACTCTTGCTAAGCTGCTTAAGAACGTCAATAAGGCGATCATATTGCAACAGCTTCACTTCCTGCTGAATGTAACGAAGATTGCAAGCAATCAATACAATTTCGTTGACGGCAAGTGGTGGGTCTACAACTCATACGAAAAATGGCACGGTTATTTCCCTTGGATTTCCATCAGCACGATCAAGGGATTGTTCGGCATGATGGAGGATGACGGTCTAATTCTGTCCATGCAAGGCGTAAAAGATCGGTGGGATAGGCGAAAATGGTACACCATTGATTATGAAGCGTTCAATAACCTTGTCCAAACGATGGGACAAGATTTGTCTGATGTAGATGAGACAAAATCTGTCCCATCGGAAGGACAAAATCTGTCTGATGTAGATGAGACAAAATCTGTCCCATCGAAAGGACAAAATTTGTCTGATGATAATAGGAATACAGAGAATACTTCAGAGGTTACTACAGAGGCTACAGTTAGCGCGAAAAAATCGCGCAAGAAATCTAACGCTGTTCCTGCATCGCTTATGAACCCTATGAAGGATGCGATTGCATTGGCGTTTAGCTATACATGGTCAAGCATGACGGGTATTGAAAAAGGCTTGGTGCAAAAAGCGGCTAAGTCTTTATGCGAGGCCAATATAACACCCGCTGAAATTCCATCGCTTTACGCTTATTGCAAGCGTTCATTTACTTCATTCAAGCCAATGGCTTTAGCTGGCAATGTTTCGGAATGGCGTAAAACACTCCCGACAACTGCTACCAACATAATCGCCTTCGATCCCGACAAGTGGGTAACTCCCGAATTGGAGAGTGCCTAATGTCTACATGGGATAAGGTGCAAGGTGTCCTACTCCGGCACAACCTCCGGCACGAGCGCGGGGATATGTGGCGCTGCAACAGTCCGTACCGCGCTACCGCCGATGGAATGTCATTCACTCTCAACATTAGCGACGGTGAGCACGGTGTGTGGTATGACCACGCCGGGGCTGATAACAACACGCCGGTTAAAGGCACACTGTACGAACTGGCGAAGTATCTGAATATTGAACTACCCGCTATTTCACCCGCCGCTGAGAGCAAACGCGCCTACAAGAACCTAGCCGAATACGCTGAATTGAAAGGCGTACCGGAAAGCGCGTTCACGGATATGCACTGGAAGTCGGAATTGGTGACCGTCACCAAGCGCCCCGCAATCCAGTTCCCGACGCGCGGCGGCCTCCGCTGGCGGTTCGTTGACGGTAAAGCGCCCCACTTCATGAGTGAGCCGGGGTACAAGCGCTGCTGGTACGGGTTGCAAAAAGCGGTCGAAATGGCGAAGGCGCTGAATAAGCCGCTGATTTTTGCCAACGGTGAGCCGTCGGTTGTCGTTGGTCAATTCTACGGATTACCGGTAACCACGATAACCAGCGGTGAGAAAGGGAACTACCCTCCCGAATTGATCAGCCAATTAAAGGACATCTACGGGGGGGAGATCACAATCGCATTGGATTGCGACTACAAGGGCAGCGCATCGGCTCTCAAACTCAAGGAACAGTTGATGGCGGCGGGCTTCAAAGTCAAAGCGGTTGACTTGGCGCTTGGTGATAAAGGCGACATCGCGGACTTTTGCAAGCTGCATGGCAAGTCAGCGCTAGAGGCGATGGATAAGCTCAATCAGCTAATCGTCGTGAAGGAAGCACAGCAACCGTTACCACCCGCGTCTAGCCCTGCCTCAACGGTTGAGTTTTGCTCGGACTTGGACGCGCTGAAAACCTACATCGACGAGATTAACGGTGAAGCACCACCGCAGGTTCCGCCGCTGCTCAATCCCTATACGTTTCTACATAAGTACGGCGGCCTCGGTCACATCATCCCAGCGGGTAAGCTATTGTATTTTGCCAGCGTAAGCGGTGGCACGAAAACCATCGGCTTTGAAACCGGTTGGGAAGCGTATCAGGATCGCGGCATTCACAGTATCGTGTACTCCCCCGAATGGATTGACGACAGGGGCGCGATTGAAATGGCGGCGCGGTCTGTCCAGCGGGCGGGCGGCGTGAGTGTCAACGACATGATGCTCAATTCCCTTTACCAGCAAGAACAGCAGTTCAAACTCAAAACGAACGTCGGCAAGGCGCTAGAGTCGCTATCGGTTAGCGAGAGCATCAGCAAAGCGGTGCAACTCATGAAGCGACCGGGGCGCGTGTTTTTCATCAAGAACCCCGGCTTGTCGGTCGAAAAGTTATGCGCGGGGATTGAAGCGAAATGCGATCAGGAAGCGGCGAACGGCGTGGTTATCCAAGCGGTTTGGATTGACTTCGCACAACTGCTCTGGCTGGAAAACCCCGAAAGTACGGGCCGCTTGTGGATTGAAGCGGCTATCGGGCTTATTAAGGACACCTGCCGCCGTAAGAACCTTGTGGGCTTCATATCCTCGCAGATGCGGAAAGACGACGCGGAACTCGCGAAAACGGGCGGTAAGTTGTCGGCTGACATGATGCAGTGGTTATCCGACCAGCAAGCAAACTTTATTCTGGCGTTCGTGCCAGAGGTGGACATTAACGGTAAGCGGTTGATGTGGGTTGACCCGCACAACCCTGAACGCAAAGTCGGTAAGCTGCGCGGGCGGATTGTCAAGAACTCTCTCGCACAGTTACCCGACGAAGAATTTGAAATTCCGGTGGACTTCCTACGGCTGACTTGGATGCAGCAGAAAGGCGCTTAACGATGGGTAAGAAATCAAGAGAACGGCGCGGCAACTTCGCAACCTACACCGACGACAAGCCACTATTCGGCAAATACACCGGCACATTCTGGCGACCTGCTACGGCAGTCGGCGAAGTAAAAAACGGTGTCGTTATCAAGGATTACGAGGTGCAACCATGACAACACGGATGCGGGGCATCATCGGCAAGCAGAAGCAGGTAGCGAGTAAGGAGGCGGCGGCGTGACACCCAGCACACGGCAGGCGTGGTCACAACGGTTTGCAGATGCGATAACCGAAGTGGCTCAGTGGACGAACACGGATGTAGGTGCATGGATGGCGATTGGACTGTTGAACGACATGCTTATTGACTCTCTTGAGCCAATGCAACGGCGCGTTTATGAGTGGATTGTTGAAAATGAGAGCGTTGTCAGTTCGGAGTTTGTCGCCACCCATTTTCGGATACGCGGTAATCATGCGGCTACTGTATTGTTGCAACTTTACAAACTGAAACTACTAAAACGGACACTTGATACCAACGGGAACAGTCGTCAATTTTGGTATCGACTAAATGACGATAGCGATGAGGTGCAACCATGAACCACGAGTCTCTTACGCCCGCAAACAACCTGCCCGTCGGCGCACAGCTACGGGCGGCGCGGCTCACGCGCAATCTATCGCAGGCGGAGTTCGCGGCGCTGGCGGGAATACGGGTGAAGCACTACCAGCGGATCGAAACCGGTTCCGTGCTGCCGCGCTTGGGGACGCTGACGCAGATCGCATTCGCGCTGGGGCTGCGGGTGGCGTTGGTGGCGGATAGCGAGGAGGACGTATGAGTGGCCTACTAACAAACGCGGAATTCTGCGTCAGACGGGACTATTTTAGATGGCAGCGGCGCGTCGAGGTACTACCGCAGCTAAAAGCGCGTGAAAACGCCTTAAATCACGAAATCGAGGTGTTGCGTATGTTTCTTGAATGGATGGGCGAACTGCCCTACAAAGGGTTGCCGTGGGAAGAGTTTCAAAAGAACCTGTCACACAACCATCAGCGGGAGAAGTTGCTGAGCGCGATTGTGGACATCCAACGTGAGTATCAGGATGTGTACGCGCAAATCTCGGTTATCGAAAGCGAACACGAAGCGTTGACGGCTCGTGTCCCTGAAGCATGGCGGGCGCGGGTCGTCGAGATTACGGCGGGCGATGATGGCGAGATCGGGAAGGCGGTGGCGGCGTGATGGAGTGTCCAAAATGCGGCGAGTGGATGGTAGACCCGCGTGGCGGGATGGGTTCGTGGGTTTATCACGTTTATGCGGATGGCAAGAGTGGATTGCATCACCGTTCGCATCACGACTACCAGTGTCCGAAGTGTGGACATCGTGAGCATGTCGACCGTGAAGAATGGATCGGGAATAAACCAGAAGTCCACTTCAACAAGACCTCTGAGGGGAGCGAGGATAACTAGATGACTATCAAAACGTTTAAGACGACCAACAAACTTGGCGTAACCGAGTATCAGCAAATGGCGGACGTTGCCGGTTGTATCGCGATTGGGCGGCGGATACTCGCAGACGACCCAACGAATACGCGGGCGGCGCTGCTTGTGGCGTGGGCGGACGGCTTAGGACACAAGCCAACGGATGCGGAATTTGAAGCGTTTATCGGCAAGATGGGCGTTATTGTGACCCCCGTCGAGAAAATCGACTACGAGAATTAGGAGGCATAGATGGCATCTGACAACGACTTACTACTGATGCACAACAACGGCTACAGTGCCGACGCGATTGCCCGCCACTTCAACCTGCGAGCCGATAGTGTTCGCGGGCGGGTCAGCCGTGCGCGGAAGCGGGCGGGGAACCTGATACAGGATACGCCGCCGGATGAGTGGGATAAGGTGCTCGAAGAGTTGGCACAAGTACGCGCCCAATTAAAGGCGATGCAAGATGCCGACGCGAGCATGTATGAACCGTCGGCACGCGATGACACCGATTGGGATAAGTGGGAAGCGGAGTACCAGCGCCTACGGCGGCTTAACCGGATGATTGTCGTGCAGACCATGAATGACATGCACATACCGGATGATGACCACCAAGCCGTTGACCTCGCGCTTGCTATCAATGCCGATGTACAACCGGATATTACGATACTCGGTAGTGATGCTTTTGACTTCGATGTGCTGAGCCTGAAGTATCCGCGCATGTACAACCGTAAGCGCCGTGACCCGTTTGAGGAAGTGCGCGGTCGCTATGATGACATTGTAAGCGAACTACGAGAAGGCAACCCTAGAGGTACATTGATTGCTTTAGGGGATAACCATGCTCAGGTACGCGGGGAAAACTTTATCAATACCCTGATACCGATATTCGGCGACCGGATCACCGCCGATTACAACGAACTGATACGCAGTCAAAACCGGGTGTTGTGGTTGGGTTGGCAACAAGAGGTGTATTTGCATAAGGCGATTTTCGAACATGGCAAAAAAGCTGGCGCGAACCCTGCTATGGCGAACTTCAAATCACACGGCGAGTCGTTTACTGACATCTCAGGACACGCACACCGCTGGCAAACCATTGTGACGATTAAACAGCACTGGATGCAGGAGCAGCGGCGGATGCTGTATTACCCGTTGATGTCAGCGGTTACCGGGTGTTTGCAGCATGTACCGCCCCACTACATTACCGACACGAAAGCGATCAACTCGACACAGGGGTGCGCGGTGGTTCATGTCAACATGCACGGGCTAGATACCCATGTGCAGAATATCTTGTTTCATCCGCGAGAGGACGGTTCGCTTGTTGCGGTGCTGGGTAAGCAGGTTTACATGCAGCAGGCGGCGGTTAGCGCGGTGCGGAAGGCGGGATGATGGACTGGCGAACACTACGACTACGGCGGGACGGTATTCAGTTTGTATGGCACGGCGATGACGTGCTGTGGTTGTTTCCGTGGAACCGGATAAGCGGGCGGGCATGGATTAGCTTCGGCTTCGATGCGTCGTTTAATTCACTGCGAGAAATTGACGATTTGTGGGATGAGTATTTTGAGGCGGATAAGAGGGCGTAAAACAAAAGCCGCATTGCTGCGGCTGATGGTAACAGGGGACTAAGCCTGTGTACACGGTTCAGTATACGGGCGAGGCGGCGCTACGTCAACGGCTTGCGCTTGCCGCCCCATTTGACTTTCGTGGTTTCGAGTTTGTAGCCACGCTGCTGTAAGTGGGCTTCGATCAGTTGGCGGATTTGTTCAGCAATCGGAACGCCGGTGCGGTCAAGTTCTTTTAGCAAAGCGTTGTGCATATCGGGGGTAAGAGTGATGTTGATACGTGCCATTTTTAACCCAATTCAAACGTGCCAAGTGTGTACAAATGACATCACTTGATGGTATAATTAAGTATAGTTTAGTAAAGTTTGGTAAAAAGGACAAACCGACATGAGGCACGTTAAGATTGACTTAGGAAATCAGAACATTAAGCACACTGAGAACAACGCACGGGTTTATAGCACGGTTCACGGTATCGTCCGATTAAATGACACGCAGATTGGCGATTACTCTGATGCACTCAGCGGCGGCGTTGAGGCATTGTCGCCAAAGGATTTTATTCGTGTGTACGACAGCGTGAACAGCCGGCATTACAAACTGTACCATGTGGGCGATGCAGCGCTCCGTCAACACGGTGCACTGTTGGCGCGGCAGGAACGCGGCGCGGGGCGCTACACTGCCGATTATGCAGTACCACTTATCCTTCATGTGTTGCAGCAGTACCCCGACGCGGATGGCGATTACAGTCTTGTACTGATGTTCCCGCCCTCGAATGCGATGTACGTAAAAGACTATGTGCAGGCCGTTAAGCGGTCGTGGAAAATTGGCGACGGTGACAGCACTCGCATTATCAACATCAAGCATGTTGAGGTGTTCATGGAAGGCTTAGGGTCAATCGTCAACGCTATTCAAGGGCGGTTGGCTCCGATCAAGAACGATCAGCACTACCTCGCTATCGACATTGGCTCGTTTACGACTGACTTGGTGATGTCTACAGCTAAGGGTGTGTTTATCCCCGGCATGGCGCACAGTCTCGAAAACTACGGTATCAATTCGGTTAAAGAGCGTCTGCAAAATTCGGTGCGTCGCCAGTGGAAAGAGGCGTTTAAGGATGCCTCAGTGCTGGATGATGACGAGTATCTTGAGAGCATCCTCACAAATAAGACGGTTAACCTGCGTGGGCGTAAAACCGAGGACGCAAGCGCGATTGTGGATGACGTGTGCAGCGACTTGATTAACGCGGTACTGAACGGGGTTAATCAGAAGTTTTCGCGCCATGTGGCCCGTATCGGTGGCATCCTGCTTACGGGCGGCGGGTCAACGTTGATGCACACGGTACTCAAGGAACGCCTCGACTTCTCGACAATCTATCTCGCAGACGAGCGTAAATCGCTGTTTAAGGCTAATGTACGCGGGGCGCATTACTACTACGAGTCGCTTGTGCGTACCGGTATGGTGGCGGTGTAATATGCCGAAGGGACACCCAAGCACCGAGGATCACCCAAGCTACGTGATTACGGCAAAAATGAACCCTGAAGTGAGCGCGTTGGAGCGTCAAGCGTGGGAGATTTGGCAGTCGATTAACCGCCGTGATGTCCTGAAAGCAGGGTTTACGTCGAAGGCTGAATTACTGGCAACCGCGCTTATCCAGTATTACGAGCAGCAACCAGAGGGTCAGCAGTCACGTATCGAGATGATGTTGCAGCAAATCATGGGACAGCTCAAAAGCGGTTACGGGTATGCACCCGCGCCGCAAACGGTTGACGAGGACAGCACCGAAATCTATCTCGATTTCGCACAGAACCGTAATCTACTAGACGACATGATACAGGGGGAATGATGAATAACAAGACTTGGCAGAAACACGAGGCGGTTGAAGGCAAGATGTATGAGGCTGTGCTATACGGCGTTAATCAAGGCGAAAAGCCGCGCTACTTTAAGACCTTAGACCTTGCAAAAATGTGGGTGGAAAAGGTGGGAATGGGCGGGCGAGAATTGACTTGGGTTCAAGTCCCTTACAGTCGATGGATTGCGCCAAGCACGAATACATCCGGTTGGCAAATACAAGAAGTGGTACACGTTACTGCTATCGAGGTTTGCGAATACGAGAACGACTACAGGGTGATGGTTGCAATCGGTGACAGCGGCACGTTCCCCCGACTCAAGCGCACGGTAATTGACACGATCCAAGCCCACCCCGAAAGCGAGGAACCGCGATGACGAGCAAACTGGACAGCATCAAGCAGCGGTTGGCGGGGTACGAGGCAGCAATAGGTGATTGTCGCGGGTCTGATGAACTAGTAGCCGTAGACAGTGCGTTTATGTCATCGGTACACACCGACGACCTGCGGGCGCTGCTGGCGGTGGCGGAGTCGTGCGAGAAGATCGTTAACGGCGGTGACAGTGGCGGATGGGAGTGGGTAGAGGTCTCGCGAAAGGACTTCGACGAGTTAAAGGCAGCGCTGGCGACGTTGACAGGTTAGGCAAGCAAAAGCCCCTTTGCAGAGGGGCTTCTTTTACGACACGTTACGCAAACGATTGCACGCCTATAGTCTACTGTAAAAGAGGGATGCAAGCAACATGGTTCAAAAAACGGGGGAGGTGTTACAGCCTCTCAGTATCAACGTGGAAAGTTTCAAAAAGCGATTTAAGGCGCTTTCCAGCCTGTCAACGTATGAACGTGCCAACAAGGTCGCTACCGAGCGTAAACGAGCAGCGTGGGCAGCGTACAGGCCATTTGAGCGAGCGCAGTTGTATGATAGTTTGGACGAACTGACGGCAACCATACTCAGCCCGTTCGCAAACTATTCGTCGAAGCGGTCAACAAAGGGCGGCGTGCTGTACGCTCAAGCGTCGGTGGTGCTTCGACCAACCGAACAGCTTGCGATTGCGCACGCGCTCGGCTTGTACAAGTTCGACTCTGAAGATCCGGTTTACAGACAAGACCCCGGCAGAATTTTACACTGGTGTATATCTTGCCAGCATTTTAAGTCACCCGACCAATTCCCGAAAGTAAAATATAGCGTTGATGGGTTGGCTTATGCCTGTAAGAGTTGTAGAGATAAAGAACAGCGGACAGTATGGAAAGCGGCGTAATATGGGGAAAACAAAAAGCGGGTTGTTACACCCGCTTTGCCTCATCCTACCTCATCCGACCGCACCTAAGCATACCGTGCCGTGTCATACCCAAACTCACCAAGCCGAACCTAACCTCAATACCAATAATTGTAGCACAGTCTGAAGGAAAAACAAGGGGGATTAGTAGATGTTTCTAAATAATGTCGAAGAAAAATCAATCTTGGGAGCCATCTTGTTTAGTCAAGATATGGCGCTAAACGTAATTGATTACAATATGGATACATTGAAGTCCAGAGACCCACAAATAATCGCCTTGTCCGTTGCGATTTGGGATTACTTTCAAGCAAATAGAAACTTCCCAGACTATGTATCTCTTATGGATTTCATTCGCGACCAGAATAAATACAACGCACTTACACCTCTTTTTGTGGTTGAGTGTATTAACCTGTGGGATGTATGGTTGAAGCGAATTGTGAAGCAGAAATTTGGCAAAAAGCCCTATCGTTATTATTTAAAAAGCGCTCATTGGCAACGCATTAGGAAACGTGCTTTGATTATAGACTCTAAATGTGCCCTGTGTAATTCTGATAAGAACATCCAAATCCATCACCGAACTTATGAGCATTTTGGATATGAGATGATGGAGGATTTAACTGTCTTATGCGCTGATTGCCACCACATTTTTCATATGATGAAAAGGTTAGATGAAACAGCGTAAGCGGACAAATGCTTGACACCGGCAGAACACATGGTATAAAGAAAGTAGGGCAAAGTAACGTTTGCCCATTTTGACTCATGCCGCCGCCGAGAGGATCGCATTCGTCAGAAACGGCGAACAGTCACCGTCGTTGGTGACGGCGGCACATACCATTTAGGGGTAGCGCGGTGTGTCCATAGGACGTTTCCCTAGCTGCGATATAAGATTGCAGTAAAAATCGCTCAAAAGGGGACATGAGGCTGAGAGGCGTAATGCCCCCAATTGCTCACAATCCGCAGCCTAGCCACTGGCGGATACACAAATAGCTAGGCGGGCACTACGCCCAAGAATATGAGCGCTCCATAACGGGCGCTCTTTTTGTTTCCCACAGTTGATACACATCTAGCAAGTCTAACAGGGCAACTGGCTCATGGCTGTTCGCTTTTCGCCGAGCAATTACTTATCGCTGACAGCCAACGTCGGGAACGTGATTTCGACGGTGAGTTTTGGAGGCTGGTTCAAGCGCAAGGTCGATACCGGCAACTGGGCGACGATGGCGTACTGGTCGAACAACGGTTCCGGCGCGGAATATTTTATCGAAACCGACAGCGGCGGCGATACAGCGAACTACTACGACCTCGTAGGCGGTGACGAAACCAACGGCACGGGGCCGACCATGACGGTTGACGTGTGGTTCTTCTTTATGGCGACCCGCAGCAACAGCGGGCTTACGTTCTATTGGGGGACGGAGGCGGGCGGGACACTTAACACCGCAACGGCTTCGCACTCGCACACGCCGTCAACCTCCACCGACAAGCGGTGGTTTATCGGCAACGATGTGTACAGCGACTTCTTCAACGGTGAAGGCGCATACGTCGGCTTCTGGAATAAAACATTTGACGCGACTGAGGTGGATGCGCAGTACCGGTCAACAACGCCGGTTAACACCGCCGACCTCGTGGCATTCTACGCACTCGCAGCAGCGGCTTCCGCAGGCACGGACAGCAGCGGCAACGGCCTAAATATGTCGGTGACGGGGACGCTCTCGGACGGCGGGAGCAATCCTGTACCACCGGTTGCGGTGACGGTTACACAGTCGGCTTATCGGTTCCGTGATGACGACGGCAGCGAAAGCACGGCGACATGGCGACAGTCTGAAAATACAGTCGACACTGCCGCGCCGGAAGATGCGTTTCGCCTGCGGTTGCAGGTGGACGCGGATGGTGATCCAGCGTCGCAGGACTTGCAGCTTGAATACAGTGTGCAGGGGTCGGGTGTCTGGCAAAAGGCAGTCACCGCACAGCCCCCCGCAACCGCGCCCACGTTTCAGGCGTTAGGGACGGAAGTCAGCGGTATTGGCAACGTGACACCGACGTGGCCGACGCATGAAGTCGATGACATCGCCCTCCTGTTTATCGAAAGCTGCGGCGGTGAGGCGGCGAGTCTTGGCACGGCATCGGGCTTTGTGGCGGTCACGAACTCGCCATCGAGCACCGGCACGACCACCAACGGTACGCGATTGTCGGTGTACTGGTGCCGTGCCACGTCGACCAGCATGGCAGCGCCGGTTGTCACCGACCCCGGCAACCACGCCTACGCCCGCATCATTACGTTTCGCGGGTGTATCAAAACAGGCGATCCGTGGGATGTGACCGCCGCGTCGCAAAAAGCCAGCGCGAGCACGTCATCAACCCTGCCTGCGGTTACAACCACGATTGACCAATGCCTGATTGTACTGGCAGCCGCGCGGGATAACGACAGCGCATCAGCGGCATGGTCAGCACAATCGAATGGCAACCTGAGCAGCCTCACCGAACGGTCGGACAGCGGCACGACGCAGGGCAACGGCGGCGGTATCGCGGTCGTGACGGGTGTCATGGCGACGGCGGGCAGCACCGGCACGACGAGCGCGACAGTCACGAGCAGCATTAATGCGTATCTGACGATTGCGCTGAAACCGGAACCACCGCCCACCGAGCTATTCCTGCTGTCGGCTTCGGCGAATATCGCAGGCAGCGCGGCAACCGCGACAACGGCACAGTTGACGGCTCCCAGCGGGAAGTCCGGCGACTTTACGGCGGGGGCGATCAGCGATGACACGAACCCGATTAGCGTCGACATCGCGGCGGATTTTTATACCGAGGTGGAATTTAGCCTCGTGTCGATTGCCGCGATACCGGAGGACGATTACGACTTCCGGCTGACAGCGGCGGGCGTGGCGCTGGATGCGTACAGCCAAACGCCGACGATCACGATTGCGGCGAGTGGTGACCAGAATGCCGGTGTGAACACTTCTGCGGTCACAATTGCGGCTTATAACCTGACCGCAAGCCCCGGCGCGGTGAATGCGCCCGTTGGAACGACTGATGTTGCCATCGCTGCTTATGCGGTGATCGCGCATCAAACGGTGGGGGTTGGTGTCGCAGCGGTTACCGTGAACGCTTACGATCCAACGGCATCACCGGGGGGTGTCAACGCGGCAGTAAACGTGTCTGCGGTCACGATTACCGCATACGACCCCACGGCAAGCCCCGGCGGGATTAATGCAGCGGTCGATACCACCAACGTGAGTATCAGTGCCTATGATACTGCAACAAGTGTCGGCGCGGTTACGGCAAGCGTTGACAGCACCGACATCGGCGTTGCAGCGTTTGACGTGGCGACCACCGTTGGCGGCGTGAACACCGCTGTCGACAGCGCGGGGGTTAGCATCACGGCAAATAACCCAACGGCAGCACCGGGGGCAATTAGTGCCGATGTGGATGTAACGGGCGTGAGCATTACCGCTTACGATACCGACTCGGTACTTGGTGGGTCGGTTGCCAGCGTCGATACGGCTGCGGTGACCGTCGCGGCTTACGATAGCAGCGCGACACCGGGGGGCGTGAACGTCGGTGTGAATGTCTCGGCGGTTACCATCGCCGGTTATGACGCGACTTCCCAAGCGGGCGCGGTGAATGCGGCGGTTGGGTTTGCCGCCGTTGAGATTGCGGCTTATGACCTAAGCGCTTTACTCGGTGGCACGACCGCTAGCGTGAATGCAGCGGCGGTTACGATTAGCGCTTACGATGTCACCGCGCAACCCGGCGGGATTAATGCAGCGGTCGATGTTGCGGCTGTGGTGACTGCCGCTTACAACGTTGGGGCAAGCCCCGGCGGGGTGAGTATCGGTGTCGGTTATGCGGTGGTCTTAATCGCCGCGTATGATGCAGCAGACGCGGGTATCTCGCAGACCGTGAGTATTGACCGTGCTATGGTGCTCGTGACCGTGTATCCCGCTGACTTACCCCGCGCCTCGGATGAGGATACCTACACTGTACCGGCTGAACAGCGGTTCTATATTGTGCCTGCCGAAAACAGGTATTACGCCGTGCCTGCCGAAGATCGTTATTTTGCAGCATAAAAGGATAGCCACATGGACTACGAACAGATGAGCATCGAGGCATTGGAAGCGGAAAACATTCGGCTGTCCAGTGAACGCGCCGCTATTCAACAGGAGCAGCGCACGATCAACGAAGTCTTAAGCCGTAAGATTGCAAGCCTGAGCGTCCAAGCCAAGATTGCAAGTTTCTCAGCCGCAGAAATCGCCGCGCTTGCACAGCATGTCGGTGTTGATGTTGCCCAAGTGTCGAGTGAAGTTTTAGGGGATGGTGAATAATGGCATCAGGCGCGTATAGCACAGGCATTAAAGCGATCCTTGACGGGGATGTTGACTTTTTGGCGGATACCATTAAGGCAGTGTTGGTGGATGCCGCCGACTACACGGTCAACCTGACCACCCATGACTTCCTCGATGACGTACCAAGCGGCGCACGGGCAACCAACGGTACCGGCACCCTCGCCAGCAAGACGACCACGATCAGCACGAATGTGATTACGGTGGACGCCGCCGACCTAACGCTGACCAGTGTCAGCGGTGACCAGTCGGAAGCGGTTGTTATTTACAAGGACAGCGGTAGTGAGGCGACAAGCCAACTGCTGTACTACTTGGAATTGTCGAGCGCCGTAACCCCGAATGGGGGCAATATCACCTTGCAATTCAACGCTTCAGGGCTTGCAACCTTTACCCGTTAATGAGGTGAGGGCATGGCGACAAATACCCAAATCATGATTAAAGACCCCGATGCGGTTAAACCATACGGGGTCACATGGGCAGACTGGCTTGAGGATGGCGAAACCATCAGCACATCGACATGGATAGCTGACACGGGCATCACGGTCGACAGCTCGTCTAAAACCGATACCGTTGCGACGGTGTGGTTAAGCGGTGGCACGGATAAACGGAATTACACGGTGACGAACCGGATTGTCACCAGCCTCGGCAAGACGGATGACCGGTCGCTTATCATTCAAGTGCGACAGCAGTAAGCCGTTCGCACCGCCGGTCGCCATCGGGTGATATACTCTAGCAAAAAAAAGGGGGGGGTTATCATGCCGAGTGATCCTTACAACGTGTCGTTTTGGTTCGCGGCGTTCGTGGTCGCGTTTGCGGTGATGGCGGTTGCGCTGTGGTTCGGTAGGCGAGGTGAGTAGTAGCAGGTAGGCGAGTATGGCAGAGAAGTTAACGACTAAGCAGCAGACATTCATAAACGCATACTTAGCCAACGGCTTTAATGCTACACAAGCGGCGATTGAGGCGGGGTATTCTGCGGATACTGCTCGGCAGCAAGGCAGCCGTTTGTTGACAAATGTTGACATCAAGACAGCGATTGATGCAAAGCTCGATGAGTATGCGATGTCAGCTAAAGAGACACTGGCACGGCTTGCTGACCACGCTCGCGGGGATATGCGCGACTTCGCAGGATTGACTATCGAGAACTTGGGGAGACACCCGCGCGGCAATCTCATCAAGAAACTCAAGCTCGATGTGAAATACGACAACGAAAATAAAGCACATCAATTCATTGACACATTTGAGTTGTACGATGCTCAGGCCGCGCTCGTTCAGATCGCGCGTGTTCATGGTTTATTGACTGACAGAAGCGAAGTTAAAACGACTACGACACTCCGATGGGAAGATGTGGTGAAGCCGTCTGATGACAACAACGACCCCTTCGCCTAGTGAGGTTGCCAGTTCGCCCGCGCTATTTGCAAAACATTTTCTCAAGGTCATGGATAAGCGCGATCACATTGTCCCGCTTGTGCATAACCCCATGCAAGCGAAGTATTTAGCAAACCGAACTTCACGCGATTTGATCTTGAAGGCGCGGCAAATTGGGTTTAGCACCGCGATACAGGGCGAAATGTTCCGGTATGCGGTAACCCGTGCCGCCCGCACGTTGACGCTCGCAGACATCGACGTAAACACGCAGAAAATGCGGCGGATGGCTGACCGGTTCTATAGTAACCTACCTGACGGCTTTCGTCCTGAACGCGCATTAGCGAATGCCAGCATTACCACATACCCCGGTTACGGCAGTGAGGCCATGATTGCGACGGCGGGGAGCAAGACGGCAGGGCGTGCCGGTAGTTACCGCTTCATTCATATGAGCGAAGTCGCATTCTACCCTGATGCACAGGCGATTGTCGCCTCTGCTTTGCAAGGGGGGAACCCGTTATGGGTTGCGGCTGAGAGCACCCCTAACGGCGCTCAAGGGTGGTTCTATGAAGCGTGCATGGAAGCACTCGACGGTGACAGTTCGTGGAAGCTGCATTTCTTTGCATGGTTTGATAATCCTGAATACTGCTTGCCGCTAGAAGTCGGCGAGGTTATCCGATACACCGATGACGAGGCGGTGCTGGCTAAGAAACATAATCTTACAGCACAGCAAATCAAGTGGCGGCGCACCAAGCAAAAAGAACTCAAACACCTGTTTGTTCAGGAGTATCCAGAAGATCCGCGCACCTGTTTCTTAACGAGTGGCGGCGGCTATTTTGGTGATGTCAGCAAGGCGTTTACCGCGCCCACTAACGCCGAACCGATTAGTGGGCGGCGTTATGTCATGGGCGTTGACTTCGCGCAAACGGTTGACTATACCGCTGGCGTTGTCTTAGATGCGACTACGAACGAACAGGTTGACCGCCTGCATATCAATAAACTCCCGTGGCAAGAAATGCGGCGGCAAATCGCAGTTATGGCGCACAAGTGGGATGCCACCGTATTAGCCGAAGCAAACAGCATGGGTAAGACAAATATTGAGCTGCTGCAATCGGGTGAAAGCGGATTATACGCGCCTGTCAAACTGACTCCGTTTCAGACGACCCCGCAGTCGAAACCGCCCCTTATTCAGGGGTTGCATTATGGGTTGCACGAAGGCGGGCTAAAGTTGATTGACGACCCCGAAATGCGCCACGAACTGCTGGCGTTTATTTCCAAGCAGACCGCTAATGGGGCATGGTCATATGAAGCTGGCACGGGCGCACATGACGATTACGTAATCGCGCTGGCGCTGGCGTGGCAAGCGGTTAACGCGCCGTCAGGGTTCCGGTTCCTGTTCTCTGAACAAGAAATGATGGATGAATGAATATTAATTCGGGCGTGAACATTAAATCCATACCGCTGCAAAACTTGCCGCCCGAAGCATTCAAGGTCGTGGTCGGCGATGGCGGCGCGGCGGATACTGACCTCCTCAAACTTTATGAAACCGTCCCGTGGTTGTTTCGCGGCACCGAGGCACGAGCGAACGCCTTATCCGGTGTACCGTTTGGTATCCACAAGGGGATAAGCATCGAGGGTGACGAGGTTGATATTTCAACATTTCATTTTGCGGGGAATATCCCCGACCTCATCTACACGATTGCCCGCGATTATATCCTGTTTGCGCAGTGGTATATCTGGAAAGGCGCGAACCCTGTCGGCAAGGTAAAGGAACTGCGGCGGTTTGTACCGACCAGCATCACACCGAAGTATGACGAGATGGCGGGGATTGAGGAGTTTGAGCGCAAACTCGCAACCAAGACTATAACAATCCCCGTCAACGAAATGATATGGCTCATGCGCCCGTCTGCCCGTACCGAACTTGGCGCGGGGGTATCTGACGCGCAAGTCGCGTTGGCGGCGGCGGGGGTCATCGGCAACCTTGACACCTACGCCGCATCTTACTTTGCGAACGGCGCGTTGATGCCGACGTTGATTTCAACAACGGGGCAGGTGCAGGAAGTTGACCGCGCGTTTTTCAAGTCATGGATCAAAAAGATTACCGGGCGCGGGGCGAAGAATGCGCATACGGTCGAAGTTGTGCAGGGTGATTTTAAGGCTACAACGCTCGGTTCGCCGCCGAAGGATTTAGCCGCGCCGGAACTCAACAACACGAAACGCGAGGATATTGCCACCGCGCTCGGTGTGCCGCAAACGGTGTTATTCAGTAACGCGGCGAATTATGCAACCGCGTTACAAGACGATTTGCACTTCTACGATAAGACGGTGCGACCGGACGGGATACGGTTTGAGTATGCGCTGAATAACATGCTGTTTCACCCGTTAGGCTATCACTTCGCCTTTCATTGGGAACAGATGGAAATCTACCAGTTGCAGAAGTCACAGCAAGCGCAAGCGCTGGTATCCTTCGTCACCGCTGGCGTGCTGACGAAAGACGAGGTTCGTGAGGAAATCGGTTATGAGCCATTAGAGGCTGAACCGCCGCCACCCGTAACTCCGGTCACAGAAACCGCCCCAACCGTGCAAGAGCCGCAGCAGGACGCGCCGCCGGAAGAAGTGAAGGCGCACATACACACGCCCGTCGAAACGCCCGTCAACGCGGATTTAGCCCGCTGGCAGACGGTGGCAACTAAGCGGCTCAAAGAAGGCAAACTAGCAAAGGCGCTTGACTTTGAGAGCGCCGTTATCCGCCCGACACTGATGGAAAGTATCAAGGGCGCGTTGGAAGCCGTAAAAGATGCGGCGGATATTAAGCATATCTTCGCAGACGCGATGGAATGGGCGAGTTATCCATAATGCCAGCACTACGCAACCGTGAAACAATCGAGGCGCGTATGGCGCGTGTCATCGGCAAGGTCAATAAAGAGGCGCAGGAACGGATCGCCGAAATATTAGGTGATACGCCAAGTGTTGACAAATTGACACCGGATACATGGCGCGAGATAGAGGGGATGTATGATCGTGCTTTACTGCCGCAACTAGAGACCGTGTTTCATGACGCGGCTGATGCGATGGTGGATAGCACGAGCGCTGGTATCGAGTGGGACTTAATCAATAAACGGGCGGCTGATTGGGCGCGTACTGCAACCAATGATTTAGTACGCGGGATTACGGATAACAGCCGACAGGTTATTCAAACGAGTGTGAGCGATTTCTATAACGACCGTTTGACGTTAGGCGATTTACAGGCACGACTAGCACGTACATTTGGTGTGCGACGTGCTGAGAGTATCGCGATTACGGAGACGACACGGGCGGCGGCACAAGGCGAACGTGCGTATGCAGAGGAATTGCGTAAGCAGGGCGTTGAATTAGTCGCTGTTTGGAACACGGCAAATGACTCTCGCACTTGCTCCATTTGTGGCCCACGTGACGGCAAAAAACAGGGTGATGGGTGGGAAGATTTGCCGCCCGCGCATCCGCGATGCCGCTGTGGAATTTCTTACGTGACCGTCTTACCGGACGATATTCAAACGCCCACCGGCACATCAAACGCGCCCGTGGTTATGCCGTATGGCGCAGACATTCCCGCTGACACCGGAACGCCGGGACGGACAGCGGATAGTCTGAATGTGTTTCTCGACCAGAGTGAGGGCGCGTTAGCCCGCGCGTTGAAGGGTATTGACGATGATGACTTTGAACACGCGCTGTTGAATATCAATTTCGACACCGATAAGTGGGAAGTCAACAAGGAAAACGTCAAGTATCAGGCGGATGTGTTCTTAAACGAGAGCCGGTACATGGTCAACTATAACAAGTCGTATCTGCTCGATATGGTGCAAGAGCGATTAAATGCAAGCGGTCTCAGCATCACTGATCCGTTTGAACTCGAAAGCATTTACAACCGCGATTACGCCTACAAAGCAAAGGCCATTTTGAGCGCGGCTGATGTTGGCGGGGTTCGGTTAACGGATGCCCAGCGACGGCGGTTGAATGAAGCGGCGGATAACGGCTATCTAAACATGGTGCTGACAGAGAAGAATAATCGCACCAAGTACAGCGCCCCTGAGAAGATGCGGGGCAGTGGCGATTACAGCGCGTCTGCATCGGCACGACGGGAGAAGCGCGAAAACTTCCTTGAGATTTTAGGTCGATTGGATCAAGGTGGTTGACAATAAAACCAATTCGGGATTATGCTGTAAACAGCATTTTGCCACATGAGGTTATATGGAACACCAAGAAATCATCATTGAACCAAGCAAATGGGATGGTCGGCATATCACCTATATCGACCGCTTTAAGTTGGTTCACACGGGCAACGTGATCGGACAGGAACCCGGCGGCAAGCTGCTGTATATCCAGTCGGATAAAAAGAATGTTGCGAAGGCAACGTGGCACTTTACCATCGCGTCTAAGATCATCAAAGCGGTGCTCGATAAGCCGCCGCAAGATGACTAGATAGACTGTACCTAACTAATCTGAAAAGCCGCTAAATAGCGGCTTTTTGTTTGCCTAATGGTGACGCATGAAACTTGACGACGACGGGCTAAAGGCGGCGCTTAAGAACGCGATGAACGCACGTGGCCTCAAGCTAGGGTTAGCGGCGGCGGCGCTCGACATTAAAGCCGAGTTTACCAAGTATCCGCAGCATAAGCCACGTCCACAAGCGCCGTACTGGACACCGAAACAGCGGCGCGGCTTTTGGGCAAAGCTGAACAAAGGCGAGATTGAAGTCCCGTATGTGCGCGGCAGTAGTAAGAACTCGCAGAAGCTAGGGCAGTCATGGACGACCGAGGCGCGTAACAGCGGGCTAACGCAGGTTATCGGGACGGCGGTGGGATACGCGCGGCTTGTGCAGTCCGCTGCCAAACAAACGCGCTACCACAAAAAGACCGGTTGGCGCACCGAAAAGCAGATCATGCAAGCGGAAGCGCCGAAAGCAATCAAGACGATTACGTTTTATATACAACGTGACATTTAAATTGCTTTTGAGGGAGAAATCGAGTAAAATAGAGGGATAAAAAGTGACACCCGCGCTACGGGAATAGCCGGGTGTCTGAGTAATCTAAATGGAGTTTAGATACTATGGGTAATCATATCACAAAGGGGAAAACTTGTCAGCGTGTTTGTGGGCAATGTGGGAAAGTCTTCGAAATACATCCCAGCAGACTTAGCCATAATAGGGGTAAGTATTGCAGCAGAGCCTGCCGCTATATTTCTCAGCAACGTAAAACTGTGTGTAAGTGCGAACAATGCGGTAAACAATTCACTCTTCATCCTGCTGTAGTAAAAGCAGGGCTTGGAGGGAAGTATTGCAGTTTGCAGTGTAACGGGATTGCTAGACGACAGCGTTTGCAATTTACATGTTTGCATTGCGGGAAGGGCTTTACAAGGAAACCGTGTCAAGTCAAACAAGGCAAAGGGAAATATTGCAGCCATGAGTGTTATGTAAATGCGACAAAAGGGGCTAATCATCCTTTATGGCGCGGCGGGTCACTCAAGTATGGCCCGAATTGGAAAGAACAACGAAAATTAGCGTATGAGCGCGATAAGGGGACGTGCCAATATTGCCACCGAAAACCAAAGAAAGGTGAGCGGAGTTGTCAAGTCCACCACATTGTTAAAATGCGTAGTTTTAAAAATGACTATGCCGCAGGTAATGCACTTAGCAATCTTATCACTCTATGTTTAAGATGCCATAGATTGGCGGAGACTGGCAAGATAGCTCTACCAGTAAGGTTATTTTAGGTAAACAGAGTGATCAATAACAAAAAAACGCGCTAACCGGCGCGTTTTTACTTCCCACGTTTTACGTGCAAAAGGACATCTAATGGGGAAATATCAATTTGTGCCGGATTACATCACGGTAATCGTTGACAAGGCGTGTCAGGAAACCGGCTTAACCTGTGTCACGGTTCGCGCCGAAGGTAGCTACAGTCGCTATGTGGCGGTGATGACCGATGGCAAGCAGACGCATGAGTACATCATGGCATACGACTACGGGCTGATGTTCCCCGAAAGCGAACGACCTGCGCTGCTCGTGTCTGAACTCCGTGCGTTATTCGCACTAGAAGCCGTGCCAGAGGGCGAAAGCGAACCTTTTGAGGCGGATATACCTGAGGATACTGAGGAAACGCCTAAGAAGCCGCGCAAACGTGGCAAGTCAGCGTAAGACAGCACGAACACCCGCTACCGTAGCGGGTGTTTTATTGAGGAGCCTAGAATGCCAAATTTGAACGGTAAAGCGGTATCCATCGAAGAGTTAGCCAACCGCGTTCGCTGCGAGTTCAATGACCATTGTGAAGAAATGGCACGCGAGAACGGTTTAGTTGACAGTTACGGGGTAAACATCTGTAACCCTTACTGGATTATTGACATTTATGTTGACTCGCTGGTGTGTGCAGAGGGCGGCAGTTCCGAATACTACCGCGTGGCCTATGCGGTGAACGGCGACGAAATCACCTTTGCGCCGAAAGACCAATGGGAAAAGGTCGAGAAGGAATGGATCAAGGTCAACTACCCTGAAGCCGATGCCAACATGGAAGCAAAAACGCTGGTGAGCTATGGCAGCGAAGTAAAGGCTCTCGGTGACGGCAAGGTAGGCGGCTATCTCGTCTTGTTTGGTGAACCTGATACTGCTGACTTTGTAGACGACTTTTTCCGTAAGTCAACTGACTTTGCGCTTGATATGAAATCAACCCCAGAAGGGGTTATTCGCTACCATCACAAGCTCGATCCTGTAATTGGGGATCGCAGTTTAGGGAAAGCGAAACTTGGGGTTGACGAAGTTGGTGTATGGATTGAGGGGCAGCTTGACCTCAAAAATAAGTACGATGTCGCTGTGTATAACCTTGTGCAAAAGCGCAAACTCGGATGGTCAAGCGCCGCCAAAGATGACGTAGTCCGGCAAGTCGAGGGCAAGGCTTACTTTATCAAGCGATGGCCCTTGAATCTTGACGACCTAACATTAACCCCCACCCCTGCCGACTATCGTCAAGTTGCGGATATTAAATCGCTGCCGTTAGAACCGGTAGCCCTTAAATCATTAATCAACAGTTCCGAGGGCAATGGCAATCAACCGGAGGCACAACCGACGGAGACGGGGCAACCCGTGTTGGGTGCGGAAGTTACGCCAGAAACCGAAGCGACTGCGGTTAAATCTACGCATGATATTCAAGTATTGGAGAGTGAAACGATGACTGACGCTCAACAGACTCCGGTTGATGCTGCCCGCTTTGACACGCTCGAAACCAGCGTGAAAGGCTTAAGCACGGTACTGGACTCCATTGTTAGCAAGTTGGATGCGATGCCCGTGTCGCAGAACCCCGGCTATGTGACTGCCGACGGCGGTGCTGCTGACCCCAACATCAAATCATTTGGCGACTTTTTGGTTGCCGTGAAGCGTGGCGATGCCAAACGCTTGAGCACCGTTTACGGTGTGAAGGCTCTCGGCGATGGTGCGCTGTCCGAAGATCAAGGCGCGACGGGCGGTTACCTGATCCCGCAAGAATACATCCCCCGTTTGTTGTCGGTCGTGAACCAGACTTCGGGGATTGTCCCGCTGGTGAACGTCGTCAATGTGAATTCATCTTCGGGTCGTATCCCTTCGCTGGATCAATTTTTCGCCCCGACCGCTGGCGTTGGCAACAGCGCATTCGCAGGCGGTGTCAAGGCAACTCTGACCGCTGAGGGCGGCACATTCACCGAGAACGAACCTTCGTTCGAGATGGTGGAATACAACATCAATAAGGTTGGCGGCGTGATCTATGTCACCACCGAAATGATGCAGGATAGCCCGATCAGCATTGAGTCGCTGCTGACACAGTATGTCGGCGTGGCGATTGCGAATAAGGAAGAATACTTTATCTTCCGTGGGAACGGTGTTGGGCAACCCCTCGGTATCCTGAACTCGGATGCTGCGGTCTCGACCGGCCCCGATACCAACGATCTGTTTGCCTATGCGGACGCGGCGGAAATCCTAAGCCGCTTCAAGAGCGTTGGCGGGAACCCCACTTGGGTTGCTCATCCGTCGACCATCCCCGACCTCATGCGCTTTGAAGTCGGCACGGGCGGCGCGGTGTGGGTAGCGAACGTTCAAGGGCAAGTGCCGATGAGCCTGCTGGGTTATCCGGTGCGGTTCTCCGAACACCTGCCGCAAGCGAACAATGCCGGTCATGTCGGCTTGTATGACCTGAGCGCTTATACCCTGTTCCGTAAGGGCGGCATGTCCATCGCCTACAGCGAACATGCGGCTTTCACCAGCGGCAAGGTTGCTTGGCGCTTTGAAGAACGTCTTGACGGCAAGCCGAACTTGAAGAAGGCGATTACCCTCGCCGATCCGCAGGGCAGCTACACCGTTTCGCCGTTCAGCCTGTTCACCGATTAATTAGGAGGTATACACAGAATGGCTAACTACGCTAAAGGGAATATTGCCGAGGCGGTTGCGATTTGCGGGGTGATCGACCCTGACGCATACACCGCTGCCGCGTATACATCCTCGATTGTCGATATGCAGGACTTCCGTGAAATCGCGATCATTGTTTTGGCTGGCGATCTCGGTGCAAGCGCAACGCTGGACTGCTCGGTTGCAGGCAGCGCGGCCTCGAACATGAGTTCATCCGGTGCGCTAACTGGTAAGTCGATTACACAGTTGACCCAAGCCGGAACGGACAGCAACAAACAGGCAATTATCCGCGTGACTGCTGAAGAAGTGGCGGCACAAGGCTACCGTTATGTTCAGGCTACGATGACGGTTGCAACCGCAACCAGCGACGCGGGCTTGCTCATTATCGGTTTCCCTGCCCACTACAGCGATGCAGCGGACTTTGATCTGGCTGCTGTTGACGAAATTGTGATGTAGTTTGTTAGGTGTTTTGCGGGCGTAGCGATAACATCAACACGCCCGCAAACGCAAACAGCGCAATCGACAGCACGCCGTAAAAGGTCGCTTGGCTGTAGATACCGGACATCTGGATCGCGTTGTCTAAAACGTAACGTGAGGGCAGCGTGAAGGCATAAACGCCCATCGCGACACCCGCAAGCATGACGACAGCGGCGGTCAATTCGATTACGGTTCTCATGGTCTTATCCTTGTGGATGAATGAAGTACCCACAGCATAGCATGAAAGTGCTTATGACAAAAGAAATTCTGACATGGCTCGATAGTATCTATAAACACCTGCTGCCGTTACCGGGGCGCGTGCTGGAAGTCGGCAGCCTCGATGTGAACGGGACACCGCGCTACATCTTCGGGAACGCCGCTGTCGAGTACATCGGCACGGACATGGAAGCGGGCGCGGGGGTGGATAAGGTGCTGAATAACCGCCGCTTACTCGAAACGTTCGGTTATGCAAGTTTCGATACGGTGATCTGCTGCGAAGTTTTGGAACACGACAATCTTTTTTGGGATACCGTTACCCAAATTAGGGATATAGTGAAGCCCGGCGGGCATCTGGTGATAACAACCCCTACTTATTGCTTTCCTGTCCACCGCTACCCTCGCGATTACTGGCGGTTTGGTGAGGATGCTTACCACGAATGCTTCTTTGAGGGCTGGGATGTACTGAACGTCATGCACCTCGACAGCTCGTGCGGTAAGGACACCACGCTCGCGGGGATTGCTCGAAAGCCCGCTTGCTAATACGTTTCCGATATGTTTTCTGGTAAAATAAAAACATAATAACGAGCAGGCGGAGGTATAAAAGCGTAATGGATAACCTTTATTTTTTGGTTACACCCAAACAACAGTCTTGGCGCAAAACTCTCGCATATGATCTTATTCAGTTCATATTGTGTGTATGTGCTGGGGCGGGGGCGTTATTCATTGGACTGCTGATATTATTTGCGATTGCACCTAAATCATCTTCGCCTTGCGATAGCCCAAAATCATTTGAGTGTCTTGATCGTCGCGTACAAGAATGCGTGTCATCAGAAGCGTACACAAAGGATCAGTGCGTTATTTTGATAGGCGGCAATAAATGACACCGACTTGGGCAGCACCCGAAACATGGTCGTTAAACGATATTGTAACGGCTAGCATGGTCAACAACGAAGTACGCCATAGTTATATTGAACATCTGCTGAAAAAGTGCAGTGAATTTCAAGACGTAGTAATTGCCGACATGCGACCGTTTTGCCTGTTGACCGCCCCATCGCTTGACGCGCTAGGGTGCGATGTAAAACAGTTTAGAGTTCGCATGAAACAACTTTGCGACGATGGCTATACATGGCAAACCGCCCGTGACATTGCCACATGGGAAGCATTAGCGGCGAAAGGCTTACTCCCTATTCAATGACATCCGTATTCATAGCAACACTCATCAGACGCGCTAACCAGCGCGTCTTTTATTTCCCGCAAGCGATGGCAAGTATCTATACCCAACAGTGGCGCAAGGGGACGGTTACCCACTACTGCCCCAGCGGTGGCGACGATGTTGACGAGCCGGTGACGGCAAAGTACATCGAGGCGCGTGATGTGTTCCTTGCTGGCAAGTGGGATTACTTCATGTGTGCCGAGAGCGACATGATCCTGCCTACCGATGCCATGCAAAAGCTAGCCGACCTCGACACCGACATCGCTTATGGGGTGTACGTATGGCGTGAAAGCCCGACCGAATGGAGCGCCTACACCTATCTTGATGCCATGCGCGGTGAGAGTATCGCGAAACTACCGCAGCTTGCGAAGGATTGTTACGGCAAGGTCATCGAAGTGGCGGGCGTAGGGCAGGGATGCACGTTGATTAAGCGGCACGTCATCGAGGCAATGCCCTTTCGCGGGCGCAAGGGCGCGGGCTGCGATTGGTGCTTCTCGATTGACGCGCAGCACAACGGGTATCAGCAGTTAGCCGATTTAAGCGTGGTGTGTGGGCATATCCACAAGGGCAGGGTGTTGTATCCCGACCCGACAGCCGAATTGATGTACAGAGTGGAGCCGTTATGAGTTATATCGACGTGGATACGCTGAGACGGTATATCGGCACGGATGCAACCAGCGATGACGACGAACTGGAAGCCGCGATTGCTGATGCGCAGCGGGTAATTGAGACCATTACGCACCGTGAGTTCGAGTGTGAAGCGGATACGACCCGCTATTTTGATTATGACAACTGCGTCGATGGCAATGAACTGACATTCGACTACGACATTTGCCAGATTACGACCGTAGTCAATGGCGACGGGGCAACAGTATCCGCAAGTGATTACGTCACGAACCCGCGCAATACCGCGCCGTACTTCCAAATCAAGCTCAAACTCGGCAGTAACATCGCTTGGACGTATGACGACACGCCCGAAGATGCGATAGCCGTTACCGGACGGTGGGCGTTTAGCATCACGCCGCCGGATGACATCGTATGGGCGACAAAGGCGCTGGCAAAGTGGTTCTATAAGCAGCGCGACACTGTGAACACGGGCGCGGGCGAACCGCTGATGAGTGCCAGCGGTGTAATCGTAATGCCATCGACGCTGCCGAAGAATGTGGCGGACATCCTGAAACTATACGAGAGGTTCCGCCCATGACAAGCGAAATTGTCGCGATCTATGACACGGTAGAGGCGATGACGGTGCTGGTGGATGGCATGACACCGACCGTCTACGGGTTAACCGGTATCCCGAACGGCGTGGTGAATGCCGATTTGCCCTGCCGTATCCTACTTGACCTCGCACAAGGCGGCGAGGGCGAGTCGATGCAGTTTGTCACCGTCAACAGCGGCATCGGCGGTGGTGGTGAGCAGTATATCGACTGGCGGATTAACGACTTGATGCTGCTTAAGCCGCTTGGCTTAGGTATCGGTAGTCGTGAGGTCACGCAAGCGCTCATCGCCTACACCAGCGCGTATATTGACGCGGTGCGGTCAAACCGCAATCTACTGGAAACTGATAACAACAGCGCGAGTTTTACCAATTTAAACGTGACACCGGGGACATACGAGTACCCGGCTGAAAGTGGTCACTTCTTTTGGGGGGTTATGGCAACCTCCACTATCCGAGAAATCATTAGTTGAGGTGTGAATGATGGCGAAACAGATGTGCAGAGCGCTAACCCACATGGCCTATAACCCGAACCAGTACCCCGAAAAAGAAGGGCAACTATGGGCGCAAGCGGGGGAAGTCGCTGAAATTCCAGAGAAGTTAGCTGAACGTCCTGATCTCGTTCAATTGTTGGTCAAGCTCGGCAAGATCGAATTGGTCGAACCGCCGAAAGTGTATACGCCGTCGAAAGCGGCTAACAAAGGGGAAAATGAATAATGGCTGTCGCAACTCCAAAATATAAGGGCACACTCAAGGTTGACGCGACCGGCTCCGCGACCGTCACCACCGATTACAGCACCGATGTGATTGACGTGCAAGCGCCGTTTACGAAGGCGATGGGTACGCATTTTACCATCGGTAGCCTGTATCAACAGTCGACCGAAGGCGGCATGGGGGTCAGTATTACTGTCACCGTGCGCTACAGCTCGACTTCTACCGCTGCATATCAGGTGTTCAATGCGTGGGCGATTGCGGGCGGCGAACGCACGGTTCAGCTCTACACACCGGACACGACAACCGGCTCGACGCTGCTCAGTGGCGAATTCCTGTGCGCTGGCCCCGGCAACATTATGGATATTGCAGGCGGCAGCGGTGACGTTCACTCGGTACAGTTCACGTTCCAGAGTAACGGTACGTTCACTCTTGCGGCGGTCTAAATCATGTATGACTTCGCAGAACTGACCGCGCTATTCGAGACGGATACCATCAACGTCGAGATCATCATGGAATACACGGCAGGGCAGAAGCGCACGATTAAGATACCGGTGGCAACGCTGACATGGCTGGAATGGCTGGAAGCGATGATCGCAATCCCGCTGCCTGAAATCCCGCTGACAGGGTTTGATGAGAAAACGAAGCAAAAAGCGCCGAACCCCGATGACCCTGATTACATCAAGGCGCTTGAGACGGTGAAGTGGAAACGGCACGGATACCGCGTGGTGCGGGCGCTGGAAAAAGCGGGTGCGGTATTCAATGGAAACACCGACGAAAAGATAAAGCAGGTCATGAATAAGTCGGGTGTATTCTTGGCGCTTCATAATGTCGTTATGGCGACTACCGAGAGAGTGTTCTCAAAGGTGGATGACCTGTCAGACTCCTTTCGCGGAGAACAAGACACTCAATCTGCTGCTGAAAACATGCCTGCTGTGGAAGCTGACCCCCTCGCAGTTTAACGCGCTTTCGCATGATGACAAGTTCTATATGATGGCGTGGGCAAGGTATCAGGATAAACGCCTCGATACGTTGGACGATTTGCTTGCAGAACGTGAATTGTTGACACCGGAAGCCGCAGCCGCGCTCACCATCGCAAAAGCCCGTAGTGGATAGCCCATGCGGGCTTTTAATTTGAGGCACATATGTCGAATTATTCAGTTCAAATCTCACTTGACGCACGCGATAATGCCAGTGATGCCTTTAAGCGCGTCAACAGCGAGTTAGATGAACTCGACAAAGGTACCAAAAAGAGTACCGAAAGCATGAGTGGCCTCGAAAAGGGAGCCGAACTCGTTGCGAAGGCGATGGCAGCAATGTATTTGCTGGATGCGGCGGGTGAAATCAATAAACTCGGCGCAGAAGCGAACGCCGCCGAACGCACGTTTACCCAGCTTAGCGGCGGGGTGGATCAGGCGGCTAAAAACCTTGATATGATGCGATCTGCGACCCGTAACACGGTCGATGACATGGTGCTGCAGCGCGAGAGTAACCGCTTACTACTCATGGAACTGGCAGCGACAGGCGAGGAAGCGAGTAAGCTGACAGGCATAGCCGTTAGTTTAGGCAAGGCAATGGGCAATGATGCGGCACAATCCGCCGCTGACTTCGCCGCACTGCTTGCGAACCAATCTATTCCGCGTTTGGATACCTTCGGCATCAGCAGCGCGAAAGTCCGTCAACGGATTGAGGAACTTAAAGCCTCCGGTATGGGCATGGAACAGGCGTTTAACACGGCTGTTATCGAGCAGGGTGAGGCGGCTATCTCGCGCTTAGGCGATACCCTCGACAAAGCGGCGACCGGTACTGAAAAGCTCAACACGCGCTTTGAAAATCTCAAGCAGAACTTAGGGCAGGGTGTCAATAACGTTGTTGACGCTGCTGCGAACACGCTTGACCAGATGTTTCAGATTATCGAAATTCGCAGCGGGAACAGTTCAGCGCAACAGGCGGCGAAGGCGCAAGCCGACTCGATGGCGCGGGCGTTCTCGGATGAATACACCTATGCCATATCGCAGTATATGGGCATGGAAACATTCGATACGGCGGACGCGGCGCTGGCGTGGGTGAACAGTATCGACAGCGCATTTGCATCGGTTATCGCGAACCCTTCGTTGATGCAGAACAAAGAAGCGCTGATGGAAGCGCTTATCGGTGTGCCGGACGAGCAAAAGAGCCAGTTTGCCGATGCCATCCTAATGTCTCTGCACGACAAAAGCGTGTCGATTGCCATCGAGCAAGAGAACGAAGTCTACCGTCAGCAGCAAGTCGATAACGCCCGCAAGAATGTACTGGCGTACGTCAATTCGTTCGCCGACACCATGCGCGTCAACGCGGGCAAGCTATCTAACGTCGCGGACATTTTCAATATTTTTCAGGCGCCAAGCGAAGCAACCCTATGGGAACGCCAACGGCAGGGCATCGCCGCCGCAACCGATGAACTGAATACGTTCGTCAACGCTTACGGGGATATGTGGCCGCTGTTGGACATCAACAATGCGACCGATGTCGGCACGCTCGATAACCTACTCGGCAGCGCACAAGAGGACTTAGCGAGTTTGCAAGCGCAAGCGGCACAAGGGTTTATCCCTGATGCGGATGTCCAGAAGGCGCAGGGGATTGTCGATAACCTTCAGAAGATGAGCGACAAGATCACCAACATTCAGGGGATGACTCTGGATGGCTTGTTAGGGCGCAAGAAAGGCGACGGCAGTCTCGTACAACTGCAAAATATGGCTTATGAAAGCGCCGCGAAGTCGGGGCTATATACCGATGCTGAGCTAGCGGCTATTCAAAAGCAGTTTGAGATGTCCAGCGGGCGGGAAACCGGTTCCGGCTCGACACTCGAAAACGACGTGATGCCGGTTATTACCGAGATCGGGCAAAACCTCGGTAAAGAGGCGATGGATAACGCTATTAAGAACGTGAATGCGTTCCTAGAGCAAGCTGCCTATCAGGGGCTATCCGATGCAGAAATCGCAGCGGGTTTAACCGGCGCGACGGGCTACACGCCCACCGGCGCATCGGGCGCACAATTCGAGGTGAAACAGGGCGAAACGCCGGGGCAGGTTGCCGCCCGTATGGGGATGAGTGTCGACCAAGTGCTTGCACTGACTGGCGCAAAGAACGCCTACAGCATGGGCGCGGGGACGTATGGCATGGGCAGCAGTTATGAGGCGGTTGCAGGTTTCGACCCGTCGCAATATGTCAACACGCTCGTAAGCGATACGACGGTGCAGGCGGTCGCCGATATGCAGTCGGACATTGAGCAAATGGGTGAGGACATGCCGGGGGTGACAAGCCAATTCACGGAAGTGAACACGCAAGTCACCGGCATTCAATCGGCGATGGAAGCGCTGGTCTCCAAAGTCCATAAAGTGACTGTTCAGCTTGATATTCAGGGCATGGATGTTTTGAACACCGTGCTAGGGATGTTTGGCGGCGGCTCCGGCAGCGGGGGCGGGAACAGCGGCAGCGTACAGAATAACGGCGGGCGTGTTTTCGGGGCTGACCCGCGAGTGGAGCCGAATTAATGGTCGCAATTACCTATGAACTCAAACTCGACACCAAACGCAACAACACGTTTAGCGGCACTTATGACGACATAACCGACTACCTTATCAACGATGTGCAGCTTACAAGCGGGTTCACACGCGGGCAGGACGCATACAGCGCGATTAGTGAACCCGTTGCCCCGCCTGCGCAAATGCTCATCAATCTTGATAACCGCACGGGTGTTTTCAACCCTGAAACGTTGGGGAGCGAACTGATAACGAACGGCGGTTTCACGAGTTGGTCGGGCGGCAATCCGTCGAATTGGACGGTTACGGGTGAAGTTGCCAGTGATCCCGAAATCAAGCAGGTCGGCTTCGGCGAAGGGCACAGCGGCACAGGAACGGGCGCATGTAATATCTACAGCACCAGCGGCACCGTTAGCATCTCGCAAACGCCGCTGACCACGAACAGCACCTACCGGCTGACGATTACCATTGGCTACTGTGGCACAGGGTCGATTGCCGTTTACAGCGGGTCTACCCGTATCGCGATCTACAACCAACCCGGCAAGTACACCGAATACTTTGTCGCCAGTTCAAGCACTTTCAAAATTGAGAACCTATCGCCATCTGTGAATATCACGATTGACGATGTATCGGTCAAGCAGACTTCGCGTTATGGCGGCTTACTGCGACCGAGTGTTCTGGTTCGTTTTCGGGCGACTTACGGTTCTACGCAGCAGCTATTCGTCGGCAAAATCACTTACGGCGGCATTAAGTACGGCGCGAACAGTAAAAGCGCCAACATCGCCGACCGGATGGTGACGGTGGTGATACAGGACGCAACGAACGAGTTAGGGGATAAAGAATACTTTCCTCGACTGCTTATCAATGCGCGAACTGATGAAATGCTGACCGACTTCTTTAAGACCACGATGGCACCGTGGCCTTATGCGGCTAATCAGTGGATGGTCGGCGTGTCCGGTTCCAGTGAAATCGGCGTAACGACCTATGTTGGATTAAACGGAAATACCAGCTTCGAGCAAGGTAAGTCAACGTTCACGTTCTCTGGCGCAAACGCGGATGCAGGGCGGGGCGTTCAGGGGCAGCAGTTCATCCGCGACGTGGTACTCGGTGAGGCGGGCGGGCGTTTCTATTTCGACCCCCGCACAAGCCAATGGATATTCCACAACCGCCATCACGACGACTTCAACAGCACGTCGGTACTCAGCTTGGCGACAAGTACGTTTGAGAGCATGGAATACTTTTTCGGTGACGACTTAATCAACAGCCTCACGCTGAATTACACCATCAAGTACATTCTCGGCGCGGGTACGGTGTTATGGTCAATTCCGAACAATGTGGTTCGTGTTGAGGCGAAAACAATTAAGACCGTTACCGGACGGTACATGGCCTCGATTACGGGGCCGCAGCGGTGGGGCGGTTACAACTTCAAACCGATCAACACCGATCCATACTTTGCGACCACCGACTCGGCGGGCGCGGTATTGGTTACAGGCGGCTATGACGTGTGGGCGGACGGCGGGGCGACCTCCGTTAAGGTCGTCATTGATAACCGAAACAACTTTCCGATTTATGTGTGGGGATTGATTTTTCGCGGGTCTCCGCTGGCGTGGTATGACGAGAGTGCAAGCTACAAGGATTACCAGAGCGTTCGCCGATATGACGAACGCACGAAGCAGCCGTTGAATATCAAGATGATTGACGACCCCACATTCGCCGATAACGTCC